AATTCTCAATTCTCAACTCGTGCCAGAGTTAGCTACGAATGCTGAAAACGTGGTCAACTTCATCCCCATCAAAGACCCTTATATGGCTGGAACTGCACCGAACTTGCCTTGGTACATGTTTGCGAACTACAAGACAAGCAATGTGATTCCGTTCATTCTGGGTCGGCGACAAGGAATGCCTGGGCCTGTGATTTACCGCAAAAAATCAGATGTTGAATCTGTAACATCCATGCTTGGTGCTGGTGCTGCTGTTGACCCGATTGTGGGCGACTTCGAGACTGGCAACATTGTATTGAAAGTGTCTGACATTTTCGGTACTTATGTCGATGGAACAGAGGGTAACTTATTTGATTTCCGTGGGGCGTACTATTCATCTGGTACTGCACCGTAAACTAATGAAGTAGCAAGTATAAGGGAGCACTTCTTATGGCAACAAATAAAGAATTAGAAAAACGTTTGAATGATTTAGAGGAACAGAATCGACTTCTACGAAAGTTAGTACCTGGACTAGAGGTTCAATCTGGCGAAGTTGACATTGAGGAACGTGCAGACTTTTTCCCTCATGGGAGTGAAAAACATGCAGCTTTCCTTGGTCTTATAGAAATAGTTGGCGAAGATGAACTGGAAGATGCCAAACTGATGGATTATGTTTTCTATGAATCTCCATCTACAGGAAGAATTTGGAGACTGGAGGACGAACTTGGTGTTCAACAAGCATATCCAACTATCGATCCAACTAAATCTGTAAGACTTGTACTCCGTCAAAAGATTTCATCCTTTGAAGGTGGCAAACCTCCGATTCCGGACACTGCACCTATGTTACTCGTACCATCAAACGTTGGACTGTAACAGGAGGCACTATGGTTTATTCTGATAATGCGTTTCCTTTATTAAGACAACGGCCTTGGTATCCTGGTCAAATGGGTGTACCTGGGTCTGATGTCGAAAGAGGATTGCGCTCACAAGCAGGTGGTGTAGTTCTATTCGTTGACCCTGGTCACGTTAATGCCAGTGCAACAGCAGATGGCACTGATCCTGAAAATCCACTTAGTACACTCCAGGCTGCGGTAACTCAACTGCAGACTTGGATGGCACTTGGTCTTGATGTGGCCTACTCGACTATTATAGTGTCGGGTAGTCTCTCTGAAAGTGTGGTCACTGGTGATTACACTGAAATGCCAAGCTATTGCACCATCAAGGGCATTGGCGCATCTCACTATGCTATCTCTTGGGATAGCGGTCTTGCAACTGATCCTTGTCTTGACCTTCGTTGTGTTGGTTGGCGTGTTGAAGGTTTCCGATTCCTGGCTCCGACTACGGATGCTTGTATCGTTCTCCGTCACACTGATACCGGTGCAAATGATATTGCTATACGCACTATTATCAACGATTGTCTTTTCGATGGTCTGACAACTGGTCTTTATGGGATTGAAACTCATGGGTGCTATGATGTTTGGATTACGAATTGCACGTTCCAGTTGTTCAACAATGTTGCCAACGATGCTACTGGTCTGATCACTGGTACTACCCCACTTGCTATCCCTTACCGCAATCATGTGGTGAATTGCAAGTTTTGGGACAGTGACAATGGCGCAATTTTCCCATGCAACGGTTCTGAAATTGTTGACAGCATGTTCCAGAGTGTAGGCTATGCTTATGCGATGGTTCAAACTCTCAACACTTCTATCGTTGCTAACCCTGGTGATGACAACGTTGTTCATCGTAATACCTTTACCGGCGACTATTCCATTGCCGGTGGGTATCGTGCTGGTGCTGCTGATTCCTGGGTTGGCAATTGGGCTGAGGACGTTGCCGAGGCAGAAGTTGGCGACAATGGTATTACCATTGCTCGACCTGCGTAGTAGGTGAATTATGGCAGAAGAAGAGAAAACTACAAAGAAACCTGAAAAGAAAGATAAACCCGTTTTATCTGATGCTGCTCGAAAAAAGCACATAAAAGAACTTGCTGGATTTGTATCTATGCAAGAACTGACTGACTATGTTCATCCGTTGAAACAGGAAGTCAAAAATGCTTTGGTTCGGGAAATTGCAGACGCAACTGACCGTATTGTTGGCTACTAGTTTTGTTACTGTGTTGATCGTGTGGCGATTTCACTCTACACGATCAACACAGGTTAGATTTTTTGGGAGCACAAAAAATGACTTGTCAATCGAGGTATGCAGAGGCATGGGAGTATGGAGCATTCTTTTGCGTTGGCAATTTGTTGGTAGGTGTTCATGGGGGTGCTGGCCCTGCTGATGTTGCTTTAAGCGATGTCAATGGGGATTTCATCACTAAAGGTGTTCGACCTCTAACCGGTCAAGTTCTATACAATATAACTCAAGGGACTAATGGAGTTGTGACTGCCGTTACAGATACAACTATCACTGGAAATGGTGTCACTTGGAATGCTCTGGATGAGTACAGAATAAGCACTATGAATGGTAGTGAACTTGCGACTGCAGAGCATTATCTCAATATCACTGCTGTTGACATCACTATTGCTGTTCGTTCTGTTGGTGCTTGTGATTGCCAATGGTGGGCAGAGTTTGACGAATGGGCCAAAAAGATAAATATCATCGAAGCTGCAGTACTTCACAAATGTCCTTGTGCGTCTCCGTCGCTAAGTGACGGACAGATGCAAATTTTACTTGAGTGGGCAGATAAACAACTTGAAAGGGTTCGCTCTATGGAGTTTGACCCATGTGACGGTGAAACTGGAAAAGATTATCCTGTTACTGGATGGGCAGAACAAGCTAAAACTCCATTTGCTGCTGCTGATGTGATTTTCAATAATTTACAAAGGAACGGATAATGGCTTGTGGTAGTTGTCCAGGTGGTGCTACTCAATTAGGGCCAGCCAAGTCTAACGGTGGGCTCTATATTGTCAAGTACATCGGTGACGAAAAGACTGTTGAACTCGTTGGTACTGGCACCGGAACGGTTTACAGTTTTGGAACTGGCAAAAAAGAATTTTGGGTAGACTTTCAAGATTTACCTGGACTGTTTGCTGATGTAGATCATGGAAATGACTTGAGGTCGAAAGTACAATGAGTTCGGAATTATTAATACGACTAATTTTTATATCGCTTGGTAGTGCCTTCATCTCAAATGTTGTCACTAAACAGAACGGGCCTTTGATGGTCTTTTCTGCATTTCGCATGACAGTTGGTAAGACTGCTGGACAACAAGCACAGAATGTATCTAATCTAGTTACTTCTGGCTCCCTCAGTGAAACACGTATGAAATGGGAACTTAGAAAAAACAAACTTTTGAAAAGTGCTGGTGAGATTGTCACTTGTCCCTTTTGCCTTGGGCCTTGGATTGTCTTACTCTGGTTGTTGATCTTGGATAGCTTTACATTTACCAATTGGTTTTCTGGATGTGGACTACTTTATATTTTCTTAGGAGTTATCAATGGGCATTCTGGAAGGTAAAAACTCACCACCGCATGATCAGCGGTTTCGCAATCGTATACCTCGCACCATTTATCAGCTGCGGGATATGTTCTTAACTCCTCGCTTACCAGGGGCAGTCAATGGTACAAACGCAGAACCTGGGCCTGGCACAAGATCAGAATTACTAAATATCTGTAGTATTATTCATGGAAAATTACAGCTTTTTAATGCTGGCGTTGCTTCTAGCTTTTATTATGATGCCCAAACTAGAGAACCGGGCAGGGGAATGATTACTCAACTTGAAAATCTTGTTAATCCTACTGTCTTGGCATTAGGCTGGCTCAGTAGTGGAAATATCAATAACGGGTTTATTATTGCGGGTACATCTGTATTTGTAAATTATTTTGCTGGTTGGATTTCTATCTTGACGACCGCGGTTTTAAATAGTGATTACGCGGCGGTATTCCTCCGCTCTGCTGGTGCTTATCATTTTATGAAAGGTGATACAAACGGAAGCAACAACTTTGTTTTAGAATATATAACAGACAATAGTTCTACAGCCAGCTTAACTCCTGGTTGGTATTTGAATACAGTAAATTCAAATGTTGACAATATCATTGTTCCAAATGATCTTTGGTTGCCCTCTCCCCTACTCTCGGACGGTTTCGGTGCAGTTCCGAATGTTATCGATTACGGTGGTGTGAGCGATGGAACGCCAACTAGAGTTGGATTAGGCGGTGATGCAAGAAAAGCGTTTTTTGATGGGGCGAATTCGTATTGTGATATTTATTCCGCGGATGTGAATAATAAATTTGATGGGGCCGAAGGGTCAGTGATTATTCGTGGTAGAGTTTCTGCTGCTGGTGTGTGGGCTGATGGAAATACTAGATATATTCTTGCTATTTCAGTTAATGCAAATAATACAGTGGAATTATACAAAACTGCTGCGGCTGGTACTCTGCGATGGCAATATGCGGCTGGGGCCGTAGTTGATTTTGTTGCAACTGCTGGACACGCAGACACAGGATTTATGACAATCGGTTCAACGTGGTCTGCTGCTGCTGATGAATTCAAAGCGTTTAAAGATGGCTCACAAGAGGGTGTAACTCAAAATGGTCTAGGCGTTTGGGCGGGAAACTTATCGGCTATTTCAACGGTTGTTGGGGCTGGTTTTATTGGCCCTGGATTAATTTGGGATGGCTGGATTGCTGATGGCATCTTGCTCTACGGAGTAGTCGCAACCCCTGCTCAAATGGCAACTATCCACACCCACCTGGACGCGGGAACACTTACCGAACAAATCCTGGACAGCGAATTTGGTATAAACAATTGGTCATGGTGGAAACTGAATGAGAGCTTTACATCAGACGGAGAGGGACACGCGGAAGGGATCGCGGGTGGGATCGGCTCTGGGGGTGATGGGCTGAAATTTGATGAACCGGTGGGCGCGTTTGACTATCTGACAAATACATTCCATTGTTCTTTCACTGAAACAGTTGCTCCAGTGGCTTCTCCCGCTGCGTTGGCTGTATCAGACATAAAAAAGCAAGACATTATTATATCGGCAAACTTAACCCGCTCCGCTGGTGAGGTTGGGATTGTTGCTAGATATTCTACAGGTGGAAACTATGTTGCGGCTTATCACAATGGGGCAAATGCCTTTCTTGACGAATACGTATCTGGGGTAAGGAATAATCTATTGTTAGTTGCGGCAGCTTATGGAGCGGGTAATCCAATCCGTTTGATCCTAGACGGAACAGCAGCACGACTTTATTACAATGATGTGTTGATTGGAACCGCAGTGATTGATGTGGATATCCCCAGTTCCACAAAACACGGTGCTTTTTCATCGATAGCAGATAATACGATTGATGATCTCACTATTTATGCCCGCGGTACAAACGGTGAGTATGAACTTTTGGAGAGTTTTTAATTATGGGTGTCTTAAGATCTAATCTACCTAAAAGCACACTCAAGAGCATCCATAACCGTGTACCTCGTATTGGCTATAGGCTGCGAGATTTATTCTTGACTCCACGCTTGCCAGGTGCGGTGAATGGCACTGCTGCTGAACCTGGGCCTGGAACCAGAACGGTCACGGATACCATCAATAAAATGGATATTGGTAATGGCAGATTATCTTTGGGTGTAACTGCCATTAATGGCGATCCTGGGATTTGGTATGACGCAATTACCAGACAGGCGGGGCGGTTTATTATATTTAAAGATATTATCAGCGATTTTACATCTAGTAGTTATTTTGGGTTTGACTTGGATACGGCATCAACACCAGGAGTAAACAGTCTTAGATCAGCAGGTATTAATCTTCGGGCCTACGATAGTGGAGGTCTATTAAATCAAAATGTGGCAACAGTAAACCCATTATACTATTATTCATTTGCCGTTTTATTGCGAGAAACAGGTGCATTTCATTTTTATAATGAAAGCGGAAATGGTTGGAAATTATTATATATTTCTGCAATAAATAATACTGCATCTGTTTTTCCTACTATTTCAAACATTAATGTTATGAGTATGGATGAGGTTACCATTCCCCAAAAACTCTGGCTCCCCGCGCCCCTCCTCAGTGATGGCTTTGCCTCCACGAACGAACCGGATGCGGTGGATTATGGGAGCGTGAACGATGGCGATTACGTGCGGGTGGGCCTGGGCGGGGATGCCAGGAAAGCGTTTTTTGATGGGGTTAATTCTTATTGTGACATCTACTCTGCTGATCTTAATAACAAATTTAATGGACAGGAAGCGTCTATTATTGTACGGTGTCGTATTCCGTCTGCTGCGGTTTGGAACGATGGAGTAATTAGGGGTATTGTTAGACTCTATGTAGACGCTAATAATGAGATTTATGTTTTCAAAAATAATGCTGTTAATTCGATATCTGCTGCTTATCGAGCAGGTGGTGTACTATCATCAGACACTTCTAATATACTAGCTGGATCACTAAATGAATTCACAGTTGGTATTACTTGTTCGGACACAGATAATCAATCTAGGGTTTATATTGAGGGTAGTGAAATTGCTGGATCTCCCTCAGTTAACGCTGGAGTGTGGGCTGGTAATTTAAATGTTGCTAATACCGTTATTGGTGCAGCTAATAATACGCCACTAAACAGTTTTTCTGGTTGGCTTTCCAATGCGCTTTTATTTTATGGCATCGTGGTAACTCCTGCACAAATGGCAGATATTCACGCTCATTTAGATGCAGGCACCATGACAGAGCAATGGCTCAACGACACATTTGGTACAGGAACGTGGTCATGGTGGAAGATGAACGAATCCTTTGAAAGCGATGGGTTAGGCCACGCTGAGGGCATTGCTGGCGGGATTGGAGCTGGCGGTGATGGATTGAAATGGGAACAGATGATTGGAGCATTTGATTATGATGCAAATACATTGCATTGCTCATTTCTTGATGGCAGTAGATCGATTGCAGCAATTGATTGCAAGTCAAATGATGTAATTATAACCGGCGAATTAACTCGCTCTGCTGGTGCTATTGGAATAACCGCAAGATACACAGATACTTTGAATTATTTGTTTGTATATCATTCTGGAGGGAACGTAATACTCACTGAGAGAATTGCCGGTGTTCAAAATAATCTGCTTATTGTTGGTGCAGTTTATGGAGCTGGTAAAGAAATGAGATTAATTCTTGATGGGCAAAATGCACGTGTATATTATGATGATGTGCTTATTGGAGCAGCAGTAATCAATGACAATTTGCCTGTCTCTGCAAAGCATGGGGTGTATTCTGGGTCAATTAATAACAATGTTGACAATTTTACTGTTTATGCCCGCGGTACAAACGGAGAGTATGAATTATTGGAGAGTTTCTAATGTTAGCTTACATTCTAGTACATAAAGATATTGCACAAGATGTGGTGAATGCTCTGGACTTCGATACTGGAGAAATAGTCACTACTCTAGCACGTGATCCAGTCTTTGAAGAACGGCCTATTTTAGACGAAGACGGGGAACCTACTGGAGAAACAATTCAAGCATTTGTTGGGTTTGGTGAACCATACGACATAGAAGTTCCATTACGTGCCGGTGGTTATGTAAAGATCGGTAGACTTGGGAACTGGTTCTGTCTGTTAGTGGCAAGTTCCACATCAAGACTGCAAACCATTAACACTCAAGCTGGTGATCAGTTAGTACCATTAGTTTCTATCAGTTACGATGAAAATCAAGAAGTAAGATTCAACGTTAGGATTTCATCACAAGTTGTGAGTAGGATAAATACATTTTTCACCAATCAAGGATTGCCTACAATTCCTGGAACTTGGACTTACGGAAAGGTGGTCACTCGAATTATCCAGCTATTTGCTGGTGAAAAATTCGATGTTCGCAACTTTTCAATCTTAGCAGCACCGGACGCATAATGGTTCTAGTTGTCAAGCCTATTCAACCCAAGAAGTTCAACGACAAGGTGTTTTTTGATGAATTTGAAAAAGTTGCTAAGAAAACCGCAAAAGACATCGAAAAGGATTTCAAGAAAACTGTTGCTACTTGGGATACTAAAGTAAAGTTTGAAACTATTATTGCCGTTGGCCCCAAGTCGGTTGACATCTTAGTTGCAACTGATAACGAGGTTTATGGATATGTAGACAGAGGAACTAAAGAACATCTTATTCAGCCAAAGAAACCTGATGGTGTTCTAGCATTCAAATCACGGTATAGACCGAAAACTATTCCGAACATGATCGGCTCAAGATCGGGTGGCTCATCCGGTGATACCGTTTTTGCAAAATGGGTTATTCATCCTGGCACAAAAGCTAGAAACTTTTCCAAGGTGATTTCAAAGAAATGGAAACCCATTTACAAGCGCAGGATTGAACAAGCTATATCTCGCGCAAATAAAAAATCTGGACATTCGTACAAACGATAAAAATAGGAGGTTCCTATGAGTGATTTTTATTTAGCAGGTGAAGGCGCAATTTTTATTCAACCAGATGGCGCTAACACCAAACCTCGTTACCTTGGTTGTCACCAACTATTAGGTATCGATGTTCCCAAGGGCGATGTAACTCTTTACTATTGCCCTGACCCATCTGCTCCAAACAAGTTCGTGGTTGAAAACTCATCTCAAGCCGCTCCTGGTGCTGTCACTTTTGACATTGAGATGAAGGTCGGTAGAACTGCCGATTGGCTAGAAAAGGTGAAATGTCCTGTTCCAGTTCACGTACTTATGAACAAATGTGGAAGGAAAGACACTTTTGTGTTTGAACGGGCCTATTCACTTCCTGCAACCTACATCACAACTGAGGCAATTGCCAATCTTTCGGCTCGTACTCCAGACAATCAGGATGAGGTACTCGACACATTCTCAATGGCTAGTGAGGACTTGTTCAAAGGGTTTGAAGTTGTAGGACAACGAAAGGCAACAACTGAGGCTGTTGCTGCTAACAGTATTGCTAGTTGTTCCGATGAAGCGTGTGCTGGTGATTGTGGAGAGGGATCAGACGTTTGTGATGTCATGGTTACTGCTCACGATGCTGGTGCTGGTGTTACTGCCCACATTCTACGGTCAACTGATCGTGGTGCAAGTTTCGCTGCTACTGCTGCTGACCCATTCGCAGCTGATGAGGACATTCTATCTGTAGTCTGTTTCCCGATTGACAAGGATACCACTCGCATTCTTTGTGTTCGTGAGTCGGACGCTGCTGATAATGCGGAGGCTGCGTATTCGGATGATAATGGTGCAACTTGGACGTTATCTGACATTCCCACTGCGAACAACATTGGTGCGCTCGGTGGCAATGCCTTGTTTGCTCTTGATCCTAACAACATCTGGGTAGTCCTCGAAGGTGGCAACATTGGTTATTCATCCAATGGTGGTGCAACATGGACACTGCAAGAAGATGGCACTGCTACTGCCGCTGATCTCTACGCTGTGTTTTTCATTGATGCAAATGTTGGGTTTGCTGGTGGTGCTGGTGATGTGATTTTGAAAACCGTTGACGGTGGTGACACTTGGTCTGTTGTGACTGCTACCGGTGGCGGTGGTGATATTCAATCTATCGCTATGGTTGATCGTAACCGTATCTGGGTTGGAACCGATGATGGGGAGTTGTATTACTCTCTTGATGGTGGAACAACTTGGACACTTCGACAGGACTTTGGCTCTTCCGTTCCTAGTATTGAGTTCGCAAATGAACTTTATGCTTTCTTAGTCGGTGGAAGTTCTGCTGACGTTCTGTACCGAACTATCGATGGTGGCTACTCTTGGCAAACCATTACTACGCCTACCAATAGTGGGTTGAATGCGATTCAAGTTTGCGGTGATAACGAACTGTTTTCAGTTGGTGAACTGCAAGGTGGAACCGCAATGATTGTCAAGGCATCGAACTAGTCATTCGTGCCAGAAGGAGGCATAAATGGCTAAGAGTTTTCTTGCTGGTGCGGGGGCTATCTGGTTACAACCAGACGGCCCCAACACTCAGCCCTACTATCTAGGATGCCATACGTTAGGAGAAATCGGAAGGTCAAGAGGTGATGCTAACCTTGTTCTGATTCCTGATGTTGAACATCCAAATAAATTCATACCATTGGATATTTACTCATCCGGTGGCCCTAGTCCGGTCGAGACTTCTATACAGTCTGTACTTAGATCAAGTGCCGATTGGCTTGAGGTTGTAGACTGTCCAGTTCCAATTTATGTCCATCAAGTACTTTGTGGGCGCAAAGATGTTTTTGACAATTGGGATAGGACAGTAATCCTCGACAAGGCTATGATCACAAACGATACAATGTCATCTGTTGCGATAATGACTCCAGATGATCAAGATCGGTCTATGCAGTCGTTTGATGTGGCTGCAAAGACCATGCATCGTGTCTTTCCAATGGCAACCGGTAAACAGAACATTGTTAGTGTTGTCGGTCAAATTGCATTGACTGTTGCTTTCTCCGGCTCAAGAAAATGCTATGGTCAATGTGGAAATATTCACTCTGCCTGTCAGGATGGGTACATTGGTGTAACTGGACTTGTTGGTTCTCCAACGAATGTCTATTACACTGATGACGCTGGCCTTGTCTGGTATCCAACTGCAACTAATCCGTTCCAGTCACATGAGGATGTTTCTGGAATTGTTGACGTTCAGATTGCTAAGAACTCGTTTCGTGTTATTGCCGCTCGTGGTGTTTTGGATGGATTGAACCCCGCTGAAATTGGTTACAGTGATGATAGAGGCGCAACGTGGACTAATGTAGACGTTGGTTCTGTAAATGGTCAATATGCAATCGGTCGTGGAAATCCGATGTTTGCTTGGAATAGTTCAAACATCTGGCTTGTCACTACTGGTGGATATATCTACTTCTCAGATGACGCTGGACTAACTTGGACTGCACAAGAGAGTGGTGCAACAACAACTCAAGACTTGTACGCTGTTCACTTTTCATCAGACAAGGTTGGTTATGCCGTTGGTGCTAACAATACAATCTTGAAAACTACTGATGGGGAGAACTGGAGTTCAATTACTGCTCCACCTGCAGAAACATTGAACACTGTACAAGCTGTGTTTGCACTAGATCGTAATCGAGTTTGGATTGGTTATGACAATGGGAACTTGTATTTCACTAACGATGGAGGTGATTCCTGGTTTGAACGATCTTACCCAGGTTCTGCAACTGGTGAGATTCAATCAATAAAATTCTGCAACGATTATGTCGGTTACATAACTCACATCTCTACCGGTGGAACTGTTGGCAGTTTGTTCAGAACCATAAACGGTGGGTGGACTTGGGTTACTCAGAGTTTACCTCCTGGCGTTGGGCCTCTCTATGATGTCCACGTTTGCAACTGCAATAAGATTTACACTGTAGGAGATTTCTAAGTTGTGTTCTAATCGCTAGGGAGCAAGTTACTGCGATTTGAATAGAGAGCCAGCCATTGAACGGGGGTTGCTCCCTGACCCGTTTGATGGCTGCCTCACAATTTGCAAGGGAGCAAATATCATGGCACAAGAAAAAAGTAAGGATATTTTTCATACTACAAGAAACGGTTACAAATTAAAAATTAAGTCAATTCCACCTCACCTTATGGACAAGGCAAGTAAGAGTATTGAATGGCCTGAAATACCCATGTATGAAACTGAAACTGCTGGTGGTGAAATCGAGTATCACCCTCATGATGAAACCACGCTAGAAACTCCAGAAGATAAAAAAGCGTGGGCAGATTATCAGACTGCACTAGAAAAAGCACAGGATGACGAAAACGAAAGAATGATGAAAGTTATCCTGCTCAAAGGGATTGACATTGAGCTGAAAGGTAAGAAATTCGAGGACTGGAAAGAGGAACAGGAGTATCTTGGAATTGAATTGCCAACCAGTAAACCCGCACTGAAAGTTCATTACATCGAAACTGAAATCCTTGGTGACAATGAGGACATCATTGAAATCATGAGTAAGGTAATCGAAGCTAGTGGTGTTTCTCCAGAGGTCGTGCAAGACGCGAAAGAATCATTTCGGCTTGCTGTATCAGGGAACACCCTTAAAGAACTTGAAGTTGAAACAGGGGAAATGGAGTCATAATCAAAGATTTACAGAAATGGAAGTGGCATTGCAATGGCAAGTAAGACCCACTGAGTTTTGGACAAAATGGAGTGAAATTGATAAGGCTTATGCGATGGCACTCTTGCAAGCTAAAGCAGAAATACAAATCTACGATGCACAGATTCAAGAAGAGGAAATGAGAAGATCAACTAGGCGAAGTTCGTCACAATCAGGACGACAGTTTAGAGGCAGATAGGCAATGGTAGAAAAGACTGGTTTACAAGCAGTATTTGAAACTAAAGAGTTCAAAGCTGGATTGCAAATTTACAAACAGGGAATGCAAGATGCCCTAAGTGCCACAAAGGATTCTAGTACTCAAATGACGAGTGCCGGAAAAGAACTTGGTGGCATTCTTGGCACTGGTGTTTCTGGGGGTGCAATCGCGGCTGGTGCTGCTCTACTTGGTGTTGTGGCAATCGGTAAAAAAGTTATCGAAGTTTTCATGGGAATGATTACTGCAACGAGAGACTTCATTGCCGAGTCTGTTGTACTTGCGTCACGTTGGCAAGAATTAGATATGGTTGCTCAACTCATGGGACAAAGAGTTGGAATGACATCTGATGAAGTACACGCATTAGGTCAAGAAATGCAAGATGCTGGTATTCGTGCTGACGTTGCCAACAAAACTATTGCACAGTTAGTGAGAATGGAGATGGACCCTGCGCTTGGTCTGGAGCTAGGTAAAGTTGCACAGAACTTAGCTGTAATCTCTCAAGACGGTGCTGATTCGTCTGAAACCCTGGATCGTTTGATGCTTGGTATTCAAAGATTGTCACCTGTCACCCTCCGATATGCCGGTGCTAATGTTGATCTTAGTACGTCTTACGAAAAATATGCTGCATCGATGGGGATTGTTGGAAGGGAACTTACACAAGTTGAAAAACAACAAGCCGCTTACAATGCAGTCATTGAAGAGGGTGCTATGGTTGCTGGAGTTTACGAAACTGCGATGGAGAGCGCAGGTAAGCAAATGCGCTCTCTGTCGGGCCGTGAAATTCCAACACTTAAGAATGCCATTGGCGCACCATTCCAAGGAGCGTTTTTGAATGTTGCCAAGGCTGCACGTGAAGTGGTCAAGAGTTTTACTGCTGCTATCTCTGAGGGTGGTGCGCTCTATCCTACTATGGTCAAATTGGGTGCAATTGCCGATATTATTACTGAGGCACTTGCCAGTCTAGCCACAAAAGGAACTAACGCCGTTATCAACTTCTTAGCCAGTTTACAGACAACGTTTGGTGACTCTGTTCAATCCGCTTTTGAATGGGGCTATGAGTTGGTTGTCAACTTTGCACAGGGTATTATAGATGCGGCTGCGAGTGTTTTAGTACAAGCAATAAATTACCTGGGTAGTGTTCTAGCTGGATGGCTTGCTCCAGGATCACCACCACGAGTTGCACCAGATATTATCAAGTGGGGTATTGGTGCAATGACGGAATACCTAAAAGGGTTTACGTCCGCTGACTTTGGAATTTTGAAGAGTATTCAATCACCTTTGAAATCTGCTTTTGATCTAATGGTTAGCACTGGTCAAAAGACAAGACTTGAAGCAAGTGAGGTGTTCCTTGGTCTTTCGGAAGACATTGCAAAGGCACTTTCTGGGGACTCTGCCGGTGATGGATTGTTTAATAGAATTGCTAAACAGGCTGGACAGTTTGGCAATGAGATTGCAGATTTAGTTCGTGGTGAGGTTGAACTTGCTGGTGCTACTAACGAAGTTGCCGATGCACAGGAGAGATTGAACGAAGCACTAGAAGATCAAAAAGGTGCAGAACAGTCTGTCAGAAATCTAACTAACGAATATAATGCAATGTTGAGGGGTGGAGCTAGTGACGAACTTCTAAAAAATCAACTTGCACAGATTAATGCTGCAGAAGAACAGGCTGTTTTAGCACGTGAACAAAAAACTGCAGCAGAGGCAGATTTAGCAGAAAAACAGGATACTCTTGCAATTATGCAAGAACAGGTCAAACTGCAAGGCGAGATGGTAAAACAATTGCTTGATCTTGCAAAAATGGCTATTGTCCCTGGAACTACAGCTGGCACTGGTGGTGCTGGTGTCGGTGCTGGTGGTGAACCTCCGACTGGTGCTGGATTTGAAATTGACACAGATGCTATCAAGGATAAAATGAGGGAGGCAGTCGAAGCTGCTAAACAAGCATTCCTGCAAAAGTGGGAAGAAGTAAAGGCTACTGTAAAACAACAGTTCCAAGAAGCGTTTGGGCCTGCTATTCAAGAGGTTAGTGCTGCATGGCAAAACTTTATTGGGATTGCAAAACAATTTTATGATGAAAAATTAGCACCAGTATTTGAGAATATAAAAGTATGGGTTTCTGAGACACTACCTGCTGCATGGACTACATTTACAACAAACCTTACTGCAGTGTGGACATTTCTAAAAGCATTGTTTACTCCTGTTTTGGTAGAAGTATGGGGTGCAATTAATGATATTTGGGAACTTCTAACTTTGTCTGCCACCCCCGCTTGGGAACTCTACCATCAAACAATGGGTTTGTTATACTTGTTTATCAAGACATTTTTTATCAAGAAACTTGATGAAGTTAAAACTAAGATTGACCTTGTTGAATATGCTACTAATCTTTGGAAACTCGCTATGATTGGTCTGAGAATTGGCCTTGTATTTATACTTGACCAACTACGAAGGTTTAGAGATTTATTGGATGCTATTAAAAAGCGTATTCTTGAGATGCCATCTTACAAGGATGTCACAAAACAATCACCTGTTCCGATGGCAGAAGGATTGAAACTTGTCAATGCACAGATGAAAGAATTTCAAAGGAACTTGATTGGTACAAGAATGGCTGTTGCCGAATTGAACGGGCTTAGTTCATCAAATGTATTCAATGCCAGTCGAGGACAATCGATTATTGCACCATCGCACAATCGAGTTATGAATGTCAATCAGCAAAACAATATTCAATCACCTATGGACATGGCAACATTTAGGGTCATGTTCAATCAAGTCATACAAGAACAGTTTGCGGGAGTGTAGAAATGTGGTCAAAGTTTATCATCACAGATGGAACTAAGGCTGGAACTATTGACATCCTTTGGATGTTGAAAGAATGGTTGCCACAACTTGCTACCGCAAAGGATGGTGGTTTCTGGACTGGCTCATCTTTTACTCAAGGTCGTCAATTGTACGATAAACAGTTCGACAATATCATCGATACCTTCATTCTCAATATTGCCACTGGCAATCAAACGGATACCGTTGCAACACTGAACTTGTTAATCAAGTTGTTGGATAAGGGTGTTGACTATTGGACTGCTGATGAAAGTGACGAAATGGTATGGCTCGAAGTTCGTCCAGAATGCCAAGACGAGTCACAATACGCCCTTGTAATGGATTACTCCATTCCTGGAGTTAGTGAGATATTTGCAGGACTTTTCTCCGGCTCTGGAACACTACAGGATATATCCTTAATCATTGAACATGGATTATGGCTGGAGAATGAACCTGGGACAGCCAGTTCTATTGAAATTACTGGTGGGAATTCAGCGATAGCAGCAAGTACAAGTAGAAAAGATGTGTGGTTATCGAATTACTATGACAACTGCGAGTTGACGCATATCTTTGTTTATGATGCTGCTCCGGTCACTTGGACTAATATAACAGGATCATATGGAGTGAACCTGTTCCCCGCTGTACCTGCTGCTGGCGATATACTTTATATCGGTGTTGAAGATGATGGGGTTAATTCACCATTTAGTAACATGGTGTTCAATATTGGAACTGTTGCTAGTGGGTTGACAATTGTTGCTGAATACTCAACTGCAATTGGCTTTTCTGCTTTGCCAGTTGTAGGTTATGGGTATCAAGACAATACTAGCTTTTTTACTAACTCCGGTAGAAACATAATTGTATTTGATCCTGTTGGTGGTGCAACTCCTTGGCAAAGTCGAGCTATCAACGGTGTTACTGCTTGGTGGATTAGGTTTAGGATTACAGGCGTTGCTGCTCCGATTTCCCCAACGCAACAAACGGATGCAATTTATACCAATAACAATTCGTTTATAGAATTGGATGATGACCAGATTGCCGGTACTTATCCCGCTCAATCGAAATTGGAATTCTGGAGAAGAGATTCAACTAATAGTTTCAATACTGCGTTCATAGTGCAAGGAACTCAAGTAGTTGCTGGAACTCGCTCTCTTGATCGCGGCTCTGGTTTTCAAGCATTTCTAAACACTTACAATAGCGCAACTCCATCTGGTATTAGTTGGACAAATGTTTCTGGAGCTACACAAACAAATATTTATGTGCCGTTCTATCGCTTTTCTCGTTGGTCATCCGGTGGTGTTGTACCTCGACCTGGGTCTACTATCGGGTACTGGACACTTTCTGATCCAACATCAAGGCAGTACTCTGGAAAGTATCGTGCTTTCCTAAGAGTGACACAAGCTGGAACTCTTGGTGATATGGAACTTAGGTTAGGTTTTGGCTCTGGTGCTTTTGGCTCGATCTCTTATTTTACAGAATGGAAACGATGTTCAACTACTGCTAATGTCGCACTGTTTCAAACACTTGATATGGGAATTGTAGATATTCCACCTGCAAGCTCAGAGTATAGCGATTATGACTATGATGTGTTCATCACTGTTTGGGGTGTAGATGACGGTGGTGCTAGTAACGTGTCAGTTTACGATCTGGTTCTAATACCAATCGATGAGTGCTTGTTTGACACTCAAGTTGTTAATGCCACTCCAATTGAGGACTTATTCAACATCAACGATCTGCTAAATCCAGATAGTATTACAAGACCGAAGGTTGACGTTGAAACAGTGCTGTTGTCCGAGTTGTTAGATGGAACTAGCAAAAAATACATTACTGCTTGGCAAACTCGAACTCCTGGTGAAATTTACTGGCAACATGGAAAAGCCCAACGATTGTGGTTTTTCCTGTTATATAATTACAACTACTTCACTGGTGGTGAAATCGAGTATTCCGGTATCTTCCACTCTGCTGTTACTGCAAGGGCATGGCGCAATCAGAGATACAAAACACTTAGAGGGGAACAGTGAGTCAAATTGGTAGTTTCTTTACTCAAAACGGTATTTCTATTTCCGCTTTCAAACCTACAGTAAATCCATCTGCGGGTTCTTATGAACCACGTGGGCAAGAGTTTGATAAGTCGATGATAAATAGACTTGTCAGTTATTCACATTCTAAAAACTCGAAATGGGGGTACAAGTCTGTTGGTATTTCGATAACTGGCCCAATAATGGGATACCTCGATAAGTGGTACGATGAAGGACTTGGAGTTCATATCGAAGTTTACAACAAGGCTGGTGGGGTTATCATGGCTGGTTTTGTCAATCGAGTTACCTTATCGTCTGGAACTTTGTCCGCTAGCAGAGGGCCACTGGTTGATCTGTGTAACCGTTGCAGTGTGATTTATACTCCAATCATCGACGTGTCAGTTTCTCCACCACTAACAGGTGCAGAGAAAAGCACCGTAATTGCAGAGGATAGTTCCAGTCAAGAAAAGTACGGTATTATCGAAAAGGTACTTTCCGGTGGTCAACTGCTAGATGATGGTACTACTGATGAAGCGGAAGATTATCGAGATAGGTACTTGGATGAGAACAGGGAACCTGGAACCGGCGACAAAGGGTTGAGTCTTGGGAATGCTGGAGAAGCAACTATACAGCTTGAAGTTTTAGGCTATTACGCTTGGCTCAATCTTTATATTTATTCTACAATCCTAACTGGAACCACAACAGTTTCTGCTAAAATGCAATCTGTTCTGGGCGCTGATCCTACTGGAATTTTTAGCACAAATTATTCCGGTATCGAAACAAATAGTTTGCTAACTCCAGTTTACGATAACGACAATAGAACTGCACAAACCATCATAGAAAAGATGGTTGAAAGAGGAAACGACACAGATGATACAAGGCGTATTTTCGGTGTTTTCGATGAACAAAAAGTTGTTTATAAGAGTATTCCTGATGAGTTTGATTACTTGTATAGGATATCGAGTAGAGATCAAAAGATTAGACGGTACTCTACTGGTAACTCAGTTGGAAATGTAGTTGACCCTTGGGACGTTGAGGCTGGCAAGTGGTTATTCCTTGGCGATTGGTTGCCTGGACGATTTACAAGCACAGTCAATAAAAAAGATGATCCAAGAGCTATGTTTCTGGAGGATGTTACTTTTAATGCTCCATACGGATTGTCGATGAATGGCGTTGGAATTAGTGAACTTCCACAATATCTTGCTAAGTTAGGTGTTAGCTAATGCCAGAAAATAAAAAGAACGATCCACTTTCACAACAAATAGACTCTCAGTATAGGCGTACATACTCACCCACCTATGCCTGGGCTGATGCAATTTCTGCATATTCTGCAATTCTTGGATTACGTTGTTTTTGGCCTATGAGCAGTGTATTTACTTCTGCCAATGCGATTGATCATTCTCATAATGCACGCACACTAACGGCAAATGGCACTCCGGTTTTTAGGTCTGCTGCTCTCGTGCAGTATGCTGATTATGATGGGGTAAATGATTGGCACTCGCGACCAGATGAGGCTGCTCTTGATATCCTTGGCACTGAGGCATATATTGGGCCTGGGCATCGTGGAATGACTGTGGGTGGCTGGTTTCGATTTTCTTCTCTTGGATCAACGGATATTTTGATGGCAAAGAGCGATGCAGGTGCACAACAATCATTTTTACTTGCAAAGAGTGCGCTCAATGTTGTTACATTTAGTGTATATGCGGCTGGTGGTGGCGGCGGCGCGGCAACGGTAGGCACTACTGTGGTTTCAGATAGTACATGGTATTTTATTGTTGGAACATTTAATCCACTTTTAGGGCAAATTAAGATATTTATTGATGATACGATTGAAACTCTGGCTGCAGGTGTTCCAGCTGCTATTTTTAACTCTACTGCTGATTTTACAATTGGAGCACTATCTGGTGGTGGTTTCAAGTTTGGTGGACGTGCAACATTATGTTTTTATGCAGCTGCAACGTTAAGAGATTCCTACATTTTATCCCTGTATCATATTAGCAGAGCTTTATTCGGGAAGTGATACAATGATAGACAGAAAGATAATTCAAATTGTGAGTGTGATGCTCTCGATAGTTATTGCTGCTGGAATGTTCGTTCAGCGGACAAAACTAAAAAGACGTTACCATAAAATTCTGATTGCTCCTCTACTATGGCTTGCTCATGTAATTACTTTCTACGCTTTCGTTTTCTGTGGTGACTTAGGTTCGTTTGTCATGATCTGGTCTGCTGGCCTAGTAACTCACGGTGTTATTACAATGGGGTTTTTATCCCTTGCGGTTTCTCGACTTCTGGATGGGTAAATATGTCTGACACATTTTGGAATTTGCTACCAATCATTGCATCGATTTTCATCGCTTTCCTTGGCGCCATTCCTGGACTATTTGTTTTACGTGAACATCGAAAACAGAAGTTAGCCGAAGTAGATAAAACTGAAAATGAAAGTGATAAACTCACTGAGGAAATCCGTCAATTAGTTCTGGAGAGTGCAAAAGAACAACTTGAAGAAAGTCAGAAGCATTTTGACAGACTTGATAATGAGTACCAGAGATTAGATGAAAAATACAATGATCTTGTTGAAAAGTATAATGAACTGCAAAAGTCTTATAACACTCTCAAATTGGAACACAATGTTTTGGCAAATAAACACAACAAACTAAGTCAAGCCTACTCCCAAGAGAAGCAATTGACTGCCAGATTGAGACAACGTATCAGTGAACTTGAAGCTAGGAGTACTTGAATAAATTCAACAATAGTGTTATAAACATCATGTAGTAAGGGAGCAACTATATGACTAAGATTTCAAGGCGTGACTTTTTGGGTTCACTAGGGGTGTTTGGAATGGGGCTGTTATCTAGTAAGCGTGGTCAACCAAAACCAGACGAATATACCGTCTACCTTCCAACTGTATCAAGTTGTGGTTCCGGTGATTATCTCAAACTGAATGAGTATTCAGTCCCTTTTGGGCAGATAGCACCAGGATTTACATTTACAGATTTTCCAAAGTGTCAAAAGTACATTATTGAAATTACAGCACGAATGGTTGGTAATGGATTATTTTGGGCTCCACATGTTCTTATCAATAGGAATAAAAACAAGGTATACGAACAAAAAAGTTCGCTTTACTTGACTGATGAACAGCCAGATAGCGATGACAATCTCTTCGATCGCATGTATTTGCCTGGAACAATGCGACCGGAAGATCGAAACTATCCATACTCCATAAAAATTGAAATCAACAATATTCCTGGTATGTACAAGTATTACTTTGCATCTGGAAGTTCTGGAATTAGAAACTTTTCACACCTTATGGAATTCAACGTTGTTGGATTTTTCAAGAGTACAGATAATGTCACTCTACTAGACATTGGATGCAATCACCCTACTGGTTCCTTTGGTGCTGGTACAGTGATTTCACTTTATGGGGTGAAATGATGATCAAAAGTAGTATTGACGAAATGAGATGCAATACCTGTGGTCATCTGATTACTGGCCCACGTTGGGACGTTTGTAAATGCAATTGGGATAGACTTGACGAAGGTCTTGATCTCATTGCTAACTTGGACTGGATAACTCCTATTCTGTCTATCATTTTCAATGGTGACAAAGTTGAAAAATTGTTACTACTTATTCTATTAGCTTTTCTTTCTGGACTTACAGTTTTCATTGTACTTCCTACCGTTGACGTTATTTTTGAAGGATGTCTATAATGATCAACCTAAGAGAACAACACGGTCGAGGCGCTTTCCCAGATGAAACTCCCTGGTATCTGAAAAGAAAAAACCAGTTACTAAGTGTTTTACCGAATGCGTCTCCAGTTCCATTGCCACCTGTTCTGGGTGACACTGTTCTATACTTGGACTTGTCAAAGTGGAACTGGCCTATGGACTTTGCGGTTGCCTATGCACGAGGCATTCGGATTGTCTTTATCAAGGTTTCACAAGGTGCATGGGTTGACAGTAGGTTCTACCAGCTAGTTCAGGCTGCAATTGACGCTGGAATGCTTGTTGGTTTCTATCATTTTATTGACCCTACTCAAACCAGTGTATCCCCAGAAGAAGCAGCAGAACAAGCTGCAAGACTGACTAAAGGTGTTGGACATCTGTCAATGTGGATGGATGTAGAATGGAGAGGCAACCTTGACGCACAAGGGTTGCTAAACTATCTTATTCGTTGGCACGATGCTTACAAGTCTATCGATGACAGGATGATCGAAGTCTATACTCGTCACTCATTTTTTACCACTGCCGTTGCTAGATCATCCTTTTGGCACAGGAACAGTATTGGCTTGAATTCAGCTCGATACCACCTGGGCTTAAGTTCTCCCTGGTCTGATGGATACTATCGACCTGCAGACTGGCAATATACTCTTGATGACTTTGATGATTATCACTGGCAATATTTAGCCGATGGAAACGGACTAGGTTCGTACTTCGGTTCCAGTGGTGCAATTTCAATAGACCTAAACTTATTCAGAGGAACTTGGAACGATTTACTAATTCATTATGGTTTGATCGATGTACCCCCTATCGACCCACCAGAAAACGGAGAGTGCTTATGGAATTTTGAATGCGTAAAAAGGGTGCGTTATCGCACTCAACCAATTACACAACCTCAGTATGAGTATGGGTTCAAAGACCCTGGACAAACTGTTGAGGCTAAATCTGTTGTTATTCCGAATGGCTATGAAGTGTGGCTTGAGTTTGAAGAAGACGAAAAAACCTACTACACTGCATTAGTCCATTGGGGAACTAAATTCTACGAAAAACTGTAAGGAGAGTTCAAATGAAAAAAATAACTGTATTTGTTATAGTCGCTTTACTTCTGGTGCTTGCTACCCCTGCGCTTGCTGCTGGTGTTGGTCAAGAAGTGCCGGACTTGTCAACCCCATCACCTGAGATGATTTCTTTTGTCGCTGGTATTGGCATATCGCTTATATTCTCATATGTACCAAAGTTGAAAACCGCTTACGATGCTCTCGATGGTGATTACAAACGATTAATTATGTTACTATCTCTATTAGTTGCTGCAGGAGCGATTTACGGATTGTCGTGTGCTAACATTTACAATCTAGTGCCATGCACTACTGCTGGCGCATGGTTGATGGTGGAGTATTTTATTCTGGCTGCTATTGGAAGTCAGGGTGCTTTCTTGCTTGCTCCGAAATTCAAAAAAGACGAGTTTGCATAAAAGAGTTACAACGTATAAAAAGAAAAGTCCCTCACACTGGAGGGACTTTTTTGTTGCCAATCGAATTTAATCAGTACACCTGTTTACCAAAATCAACATCTGATTCAAGATAAATTTCTCCTCGACTATTGCAGCGAAATCCACTTGGATTGCTTTGTGAGAGCGCATCACCTATGCCCTGTTCAGCAATTTGTTCTGGACTCAAATCGATATCTACTAAATCTGAAAGAACAAAATACAAGTCGATTACATCCTCACTGGCGAGTGAATCGATTACCCAATTTACAAATGACATATTACTCTCCTTATTTTTTTATTGATTTACTTTCCAACAAGTACGCCATTACCTATCTCGCGAACTGTTGATAACTGTTGAGAACTGTTTGGAACTGTTGACTGTTGAAGGTACGTTTTTCGCAATCGCTGATTTACAAGAGAAGTGGGTGGGAAGTCACGATACTTAATTTCTTCACGCAATTCTACAAATGTTCCCTTAGTTAATTGTGTTGCCTTACCCTGCTGGACTGGTAAACAATATCCGTACTTCACAAGAATTTCAACTGCCTTGTCCCTGTCAGGTTGGGAAATTCCATCTTGAATTTTATCGAAGCGAGGAACAAAATGGTTATCAAGTCTGACATCTTTGTGAGTTGACGTTGCAATTGCATCCACTAACATTTTCACAAGTTCTCTTTCGGTTTCCTCTTGATTTATAATGGCTGAGACAGATTCTGCAACTTCCAGTTTCGTTCTCTCACGTTTTAATACTTGTGCTTGATTCATAGTCCATTTTTGATTTTTCTGTGCTCTATAGAGCGTAATAGCGATAAATAGCAAGAAAATAACGGAACATCCAACAATTATAGAGATGATCGAATAATGTTTGATCTTTTGAACGTACTCATGGTTCGCAACATCTATGTCGTTCTTTTCCTTTTCAGATTGCAACCTATCGGAACTTGCAGCAAGTTCGTTTGCCATGAGTTGTTTGCCGTGTTGCACAGTGGCTACTGCTAGTGTTTCCTGCGCTCCTAATGCAATTGCCGTCTGAGTGTGGGACACTGACTGCGCTAACTCCAAGTCCTCGATCTCGTTTTCTGCTTTTTCCTTGGCAACCTTCACTTCCCAATAATAAGCCTCAGATGTAGCTTTTGCCATTTCGTTGCTAATGTTCAACTTCTCATTATTAAGTGCTTGAATTGTTTTCTGATAGTTTGGGCCACTTGAGCTCTGTTTATTTTCTGCGCTCTCTGAGTTGGCGACTACCATGTTCTTGTCTGATACATGAGTTGGTGCAACTGTTGGGTTTTCAATTTCTTCGTTTATTGCCCACGCTACTGTCAATGCAAATGGACACAAGGACAGACATACAACAATTACAGTGAATATCTGATTACGTTTTTTCTTTGTTACAAACGCCTGATAGTCTAAGTAAGTGTTGTTGGACTTCCTTGCCATGAACTTGTACCAATGCCTTCTCTAGTCTTTCTACTGCCTTTACTGGATCACTTAGGGCTATCTCAATCCTTGGGGCTCGTTTCCTGGTAGTGCCTGATTTTCTTATTACCTTCTTAGTTCCACAATCGTAAGTGCAAGCACCACCACAACTTGGACACGGCTCAACTTCTATCAAGGTCTTGAGATTTAAAATTTCAACAATGTGCTTTCTAGTGGGAATGTGGTCACGTTCAACTATTTTCCACAATAGAGTTTTAGAAACTCGATCCTGGTATAGTTCCTCTGCAACTCGTTCCCATGTTCTTAATATACCATACTGTTCGGTAAGTAGCAACCTTAGTTCTACGATGTCCAACTTCATTTTCGTATCCTTTATGCTAGATTTCTGTTACTTTTGGTAACAAGCCATTTTGACCCGTTTCCAGTGAAATCTGCATCACCTTGCCTGAATTTTTACACTCGCTGGATTGCATTCTTGAACCAATCCGAATAATACTTGAATGCCTGTGCCGTTGTAGCACTCCCATCGGCTAGAATTCCGTAGTTTATAAGATGGTTCCCTTTATCTGTTTTACTTCCCCTCGAAACTCGCCCACAGCCTTGTGGTACTGAGTTGTAAGACTTCCACCACCCGTACTTGCCGTTCATTTTCTTACGAAGTCGCTCGTATCTGTCAGTGTAGTTGTCAAATGGAACACCGGCTATCACTGCAAATCTAGCTAAGTCACCTCTGAGGTTTAATCCTTGTCCGAACCCTTGGATGGATGCTAACAGGATGTCACCATCTCTTTGATCTTCGATAAACTGTTTTGTGATGTCAGCTAATGGTACTCCTGGCTGCTGAACAATGATCCTTCGACCTGTCATTCTGTCACTTAGTTGCTCACCTAACCCTTTGATCTTGGCATATGAGCTAGTGAGGACGATTCCCCGCCAAGACGGATCAACTGTTTTCACCCAACTTGAAATCTTTATAGCCTGTCTGAGAAATATACTTGGGTCTTTTTTGATGTTGCCCCAGGTCATCTTTGGGAACCCAAGGTCAAGAACTGGCCTTGCTGATATTGGTATAGGGTGAGGGTAAGACTGGTGGAAATAATGATTAACTCCCAAGGCTTGCGCTAATGGAGCAGGATCACCGATTGTCGCACTCATAAAGATTGCCTGTTGTTTATTCTCCCACAAACGATTAGCAATAATAGATGGATCAAGAGGACGTATTTTCAATCCTGGAGAAGTTGAACCCTTAAAATAGATTAGATCACTCTTACATTCAAAGAACCATTGCGATGCCGATGTGTGAAGGTTGTCCAACATGCCTTGAAACTTCATGATCATTCTCTTGCACTTCGTTCCCTCCTCTGTACTTTCATCTATCATTGACAAAGTGCTGTTTAGTCTCTCCAAACAACTGTCAATCCAACTTACTACTATCATAGTAGTTTTTGCTGATAACAAGTCACCCTTTCCACCTGGGCCAAAGTTCAACAGTGGCAATGTCGGTAAATCCCATGTTGCTCTTTCGTACTCTGCTACCTCGAAGGTTGCAAATCCTATAATCTGCTCTGCAGCCTCGTGCGCCTCGTCACAGGCTATGATGCCCAATCGTTTCCTAATCATTCTTGACAAGAACGCATACTTGTAAGTTACTGCCAGTTTGTTGCTTGCCTTACCCTTTTCTTTTGCAACCAAGTAGGCACAAGTTTCAGAAATCGGACAGTCGTGCATTGGCGAGTAATGACAGTCACCTGCATTCGGCAGTCTAGTTTTGTTTCTCCACTTTTCAAGTTTAGACGGTAGTTCACAAGGGTATGAAGTTCTACCCCTGATCACATCAAACCCGTACTCACTTTCGTACTGGCTAAGTAGGTTCAAAGTTCCAACTGTTACAAGAACATCATCCTGAGATGACAATGCTGTTGGCAAGGCTGACTTCCCACTACCTGTCGGCATCTCAAAAAACATGAACTTATTCTCATTATTGACTGCTTGAATTAATGCCTGTTCCTGATTTTCATACCAAAAATCGTGATCAACACCAACCATTCGTGGACTTGCCATTCTGCTAGGTAGTTTCATCTATTTTCTCCAGTGTAAAACAAAATATTGTTATACTGTATTGTATCACATTGTTACTGTTCTATTAGTTCAAACTCAACTACCCATACCCAAGGGTTAGCATTCCACGAAATGTCAACTCCATCCTTGCGGGGTTTGCCGTTGATCAAGTTCCACAACTCTATAAAACCCTGACGATAATCTTTCAGTTGATGATTTCCTATCCAGCTTTTCGGTTGCACTCCCTCTGCTTTTGCATCATCCTGAGTAATATCTTGTAACTGTTCTACTTTCACTCCCGTAACCAGTAGATCGATCCTACTTGCCCAACGAGGCATGAAAATCGATGGACGAGTTTTACCAATTGGAACACTGTTTTTTGGATCAAACTTTTCATTGAACCGCGTACGATACCAAATATCAGCACTCTTTGGCAACTCCAATGGACGAACTTTATCGTACTTACTACCAGCGTGCCAAGTTTCCCGCACCCACAATCGATCACCCACTTGACCGTATGGAAACTTAGGAGCATAAAATCTATCTTGAAAAGAATTTTTAACACCTGGAGCTGCATACCAAAATCTGGGATATGGCTCGTTTTTCTCAAGAGTTCTTGGCTGTGGTTTGACAACTCGTCGCGTCTGGGTTTTCCTTCCATTGAGAATTGCCCGTACCATTTCACCACTGAACAGAATTGGCTTTTCTTTCATCACTTCACCTCCGTCAACCACTCAAAAGTTTTCGATCTCATTGCACAAGCTGGATGATTGCACTTGGTGAATAGTCTACCCTTATTCTGGTTATTCTTTTTCACCTTGTAAACTCCCTGAGGAGTTCCACAGTGCTTGCAGTCACCCGCTTTCTTTCGCCATCTCCAAAGAGTTCTAACAACTGAATTCTCATTACTTACTAATCTCTTGCCCCATCCTGGTACTCGTGTTGTGTACTCTGAAACCTTACTGCCAAGTGGTTTGAAATTCCGGTAAACAACTCCTGTGATTTTCTCGATTGTTTCATAAGTAACTAACCATGCACGAATACTATCATCTCCAGTGTCAGCACTTGTACCGCTCTTACTAATCGATGAACGAACCATGATACTAACTTTGTCATCGATGGGGATTAGATAAGAATATTCACCTGAAATGCAACCTAGTTTGATCCACAACGGTTCATTAGTTGACTTGTCTCTGGGTAAAGCGTTTTCAAACTCTTCGGTTGTGAATATATCGATAGCCATAATTTCACCTTAGATTACTTTTGGATGCTTTAGTTTTCAATTCCAAAAACTTTGATTTCATCGCGAACTTGCATTAGAATTTTTCCAAGTTTGTTTTGTGGATGTTCCCAAGAAACACAACTCCCATAATTGCAATCACATATTCCCCAAAAATTATCATGCCAGTTATTGCCCTCTACTAAAATTTTACTTCCAGTTTCAAGCAATTTGACAGCAGCATCATAGTTCTGGAAAAACTTCATTCTCATAACTTGCAACATTACTTCTTCTTTGACTTCGTTCCAATCTGATCTTGATACAATTTTTTGACCAACTCTTTTTGCCTTGCCTGGAGTTTGTTGCCCTCGAATAAACCTTCGCTTTGCAGAGTCTAATGTTTTCATAGCTTGATACAAATGTTCAGAAGTTGCATAGACATCACCAAGAAACTCAATATTCGCAGGATAGAAATTAGACAAAAAAGCATAGTCACCATCAAATTTTTCGATCATCTTATTACTCCAATCTGGAGTAGGGGCTAAAAGCCCCCACTCACAAAGTACATTTCCTCTTTTGCCCTGGTATAAGCTACATACTGGCAATTTAGTTCCTGTTCAATCTGCCACCCGCTTGTTGCCATTGGGTGAGGCATTAAGTCATTTCGTAGGATGAATGTACGATCAGCCTCAGTTCCTTTTGCCTTGTGAACTGATGAAAAGACAACTCCCTGTTCTCGATCATCAAACACTGTTTCAATTTTGGTGAAGAGTTCATCAACTGTGTCGCAGCCACTTGCTAGAGCTATGATGGTTTCAATTTGATCATCTAAACTAGCGGCTCTCCCCATTTTCTTAGCAGCAACTAACTTGCTGACTTCTCGATCTCGATACTCGCTCATATCGTGAAGTAGATCGAGTAAAGAATTGCTGCCACCCTTCTTTGCAATTTTCTTGATCAAAGTTTCCAGTCCCTTACCGATGTCCCTACCAAGAACTACTGCCTTAATCCCTTGTCGAATGAGTTCAAATGCCGGTGCAACCAATGGAGCATTGATTCTGCACATTACTAAATCCCCAGGTTTTACTGTTTCCATTAGTTGTGAAAATGAGATGTTGCCGATTGTACCAACTTCCTTGCCCTCAAATGGTTCAATTGTGGGAACCAACTCTTGTGCCATTTCGATGTGAGACTTAGGGCATCGGTAGCAGATAGATAAGGGAAGAACTTTCGCATTCAAGGCACTAATTAGATTGGGAATTGCCTGGGTATCTGCACCCCGAAAACCGTAGATGCTCTGCGCTCTATCGCCTACTGCAATGATTCTGCCACCGTTGGCCTGGGAGTTTAGAACAAATGAGATTTGCGCTGCATTCAGGTCTTGAGCTTCGTCAACGAAAAGGAAATCGAATTCCTGGCAAGGAACCATCCCGCTGGCTGGAGCATAAATCATGTCATCGAAATCAACCATCTGATCAATCATCTGGACTGAGATTTCAAAGACCGCTTTTACTGCGTTGAAGATCAGGTTAGCTGACCCATTTACATGAATTCCGAAATGATCACAAATGTAATTCAAGTTATCGTGAGTAGGCTCAAGCAATGTTGCCTTGATCTTGCCAACTAAATCTCGGACTACAACTGCGTTGTCATCCAGTTTGTCTTTGGTGAGATGGTCAACAGTGGCAATGTAATCCTTCCAGATTAGCCAGAACTTCCGATTTTCAATTTTGATCTTTCCGTAGTGTTCACGGATGTTTTTTAGACCAAGTGAGTGGAGAGTGCTAACGTGAACATGCGCTGGTGCTCGTTTTCCAAGTTCGTTTGCGATTCTCCGATTGAAAGCTACAAAGGCAACTCTCTTATCTTTGGGGGTGTAATTCAATCCCTCAACGATGGTGGTGGTTTTTCCTGATCCTGCAACCGCCTCAACTACTGCGTTCCCAGTTTCGTTTTTAATGAAGTCAAAAACTGCCACTTGGTACTCTGACCAATTGACATCTAGTCTTTCCTGAGTTTCGATGTATCGTGCAGTTCCACGACATTTAGGAAATCCACTGCATCCCCAGAACGGATTGCCGTCTGACCTTCGATGTCGCAATTTCATTTCTTTTCCACAGTTTGGGCATTTCATAGGTTTTCTCCGATCAAAAAAATAGGTTATCTGATAGCTATAATTATATACATTTTCAGTAATTTGTCAAGAGTAAATTTAAATAATTTGACGATCTTGGGAGAGGGAGAGTTATCAGATAACCACGTGATAGTCGGAGAACTACCACTTTAGGTTCTCACCCGCTCCAGAGATCGTCAAATTACCTGGAGTGAAACTAGCTTGAAAACTAGAACTCTACTGCATTGTAGCATATAGGATTTTTAGAGTCAAGTTAATTTGGCACACTCCCAACAGCACTGTTCACAAGTTGTGTTGTCACAATCACACTGTAAAATGTCGTCATCCTTTTGATTACAGTCCTTATCGTGTGGATAGTGACCAGCATCATGAGAGATTGACTTTTCGCACTCATCACACTTCTCAAATTTATAGTTGCAATGCAAACAACGATCATTGAATGCAAACGATCTGAGGCCACATTGACATTTGACGAAATATCTCATTTTAGACTCAAGCGCTTTGAGTGCTATTGCAAGTTATACAATGCGGGAAAACAATGCCATGCTTGCAATATTCATTTCTTGCGCGAGATTTATCAAAGTCGCTTGCATTGATAGTTAGGGTGAATACATTGGTTTTCTTGCAAAGGCCACAAGTGACTAGAGATTTATCGGCTCGCGCTTCAACCGCTTTTTTGCCACAAGCGATTGTATTGTAGTAGCCATTCCATGTGCTGTAATGTATTTTCATAGGTATTCACCCTAACGGTTGAGTTGAGCTATTCAAGCCGCTATTGCGGCGGGTCTGTCTCTAACGATTTGTTAGAAGCGCAAAGCGTTTCTGGTTGCGTAAATCTACCACAGCAATCTTCACAGGTTGCCCCATCTCGCTTGCCATATCCACGACACATAAAACAGTGATACCCGTTCTTGTCGTAGAAAACTAAGGGCGCATGAACCCATATACCATTGGTTGAATAGCCTTTACTGCACCCACAGCAATATGCCCAACCGTCGTTGGTGAGTTCCCACTCTTTACCATCGCACTTCGGGCAACCCTGTAGCAACCAATCTTGATACATGACGGTTGTGATTGCGCCCGGTTTATTTGCAAAAACTTTCCACTCTTCGTAGGTGTTCATAATAGCTTTGCCATATAACGAACTATAATCAGTGGCACGCCGGACATTGATATTTGCCAGGGCACACCAGTTGTAAATCAGATCCACAATCAACGCAACGGTGCAGCGCAGGCGTGTCAACTGCATTTGTGGTTGGGTGGACTTTTGATTGTAAAACAAGAAACTCACCCAACAACGCAAAGAATAAAATGGGGGCTGCGAGTGCACAAAAAACAATGTATAAAAAGACCGTTGATTTGCTGACCTTCTCATGCCTGTATTCACCCACAAACATACCGATTGCAAACGACACACAGAGAATAAAATACAAAAATATGTATCCGTACATTTCAACTCCTATCAGGCAACATGACACTTAACGGTTGAACACACCAGATGGTGAGTTTTGAACGGGGCTGGTAGGTACGCGGATTTCTGTCGTCCGACCTAGACCTGTGTCGTGTCTACCCATTACCGTCGGCTCGGCCCCGTTCATCAACATTCCGTGTGCTGTGATTTGTTATGCACTCTAATTATTAAAAAACACATGGTCTAGGAATGCCATAAATCCACCTACACCAATAGACACAACCACAAGCCATAGATCAGGCAGGCTAAAAAACATATACGCCCATAAAATTGTTATGGCTGACACTAGCATAAATACAATATTGAATGCGTATCTTTTCTTGTTTATCATCTCTTTTTCCTTTCATTTCTAGCGAATAGAGTGCATAACGAACTATAATCAGGGGGTTGGCGTGTCATTAGTGCCGCCGTTGTTTGGGACACTAGAATTATTTGTACCGTCCAATTTCTGCCGTGGCGTATAAGCTGCATTTGGTGTTGGTTGGCCCCTTTCTTGCAATGCTGTCAAAAGATAATCAGCAAGGGTAAACTGTTCTTCAAGTTCCTGGCGGTATCTTTCTTCTTGTCCTTGAAATTTACTCACTTTCGTAAAGAAGAATAAGAAGCCAGCATCATCTCGGATACCGTAGGGCTTATTATTTTTGCAAATTATTTGTACTTTAGTGTGCATGTTGCGATCCTTTCCAACGAGTCCAACCAACGTTGAGCATAACCGGATGGTGAGTTTTGAGCGGGGCCGGTAGTTACGCGATCTTGCCGGTGTTCGACCTAACACTGAAGCGCCAACTACCCGTTACCGTCGACTCGGCCCCGCTCATCACCATTCCGAGTTAACTAACGATGTTCAGGGGTATGGCGTTGCTAACCCGTGACATTATTTGCAGTCCAATTTGATTCGTCTACATCGGCTGCGTTTCCCATAGCGTAGCTATTCCCCTGCACTTGGAGTTGGGCGGCGAACAATTCTTGCGGGGTAAGTTCGTTTATGTGAGATTTGCCAATAGATTCTAAGAGTTCGGAAAGTTTAGATATTCTTTCTTCTGTTCTTATGACTGCATTTTCCCATGTTTGAATTCTGTCTTTTAGCATTTCAACTCCTTGCAGAACGCGTCCGCCCAACGATTGAACTCACAAGCCCGCCGACTATGATTGGAACCCTGGCAAACCGTGTTGATTTTTTGCACCGCGTTAGGTGAGTCTGTTTCACACGTAGTTGGGCTGCTCTCTATTGCTTCCCATTCTTCTACCAAGGCATGTGCTTCATTTAGTGCCATGATTAGCACACCTTCAACGGATTTGAACCGGAATGAAACTTCACTTTCGTCTATCTGCTTTGTGGGCCAATCTTTTCGCAACTCTTTTAGTGCAGCTGAGACTGCCAACGAAAGCCACTTTGCTTGCTCTATTGATTGCATGGTATTCTCCTAGCAATTCTTTCTAACTATGATTTAAGCGAACCGATATATATCGGTTCAACCCTTCATCGGCTCAAGGCTGGCTCTGCCAGTATAGCAGAGCGGGACTTAGAGTGTGCAAGGGTTTTTAGCCTTCGGCTAAAAATTCCTACGGAACATGCCCTTGACACTCGTCCCTTATCTGCTCTGGCAAAAAACGCCAGCCACCCGCCTCCGGTTCATGCCGTGATTCTCAGTTTCTTGCGCTCGTCCCATCTTGCCCACTCTGCACACAACTGCCAAGATGTCTTGATACCGGTTCTCTTTTTAGCAAGCTGCAGGTGATTTTTTATTGTACCGTATGTGACGCACAGGGTCTTTGCAACTTCCGTTTGTGTTGATCCTTCGCACATTAGCTTGATAACTTGCTCTTGCCGGTTGGTGAGTCTGTAAAGACCTTTACCGTTTTCTGTCATTACAATCCTTCCACTACTGATGGTTCCAATGTTGGGAACGGAGTACCTAGCCCGTTGTGAGGTGTTTTCTTTATTTTACACCCTGTCAACAGCATGAGGACTATGACAATTATCACTGTTAGTTTGTGCCGTGTCGTTTTCATTGTGCTAGAACCTCCACTGTTTTTAGCATTGCCTCGCAAGCACCGTTGATGTCATCAGGATCGAATGTCAAGACACTCGCAGCAAGTAAGGCTGCACAGGCCGTCCATTCGTGGACATCAGCGAATCCGTGAGACATTGCGTAACCAAGTAAATGTCCCGTATCAACATCGTGCTTCAAAGCGGTTTTTGAGACTATAGTCACTCCACTGCCACTTGGCATTGACACAAGGATCATAACGTACTCTTGTGTGGTCTTTTCATTGCCAGTTCCCCTTACAACTCCACTCGCACTTGCCGGTAATGGGGCAATCCCGATCTCGTACCGTGTTGCATCCCCAGGTTGGAGCATGTAATAACGGAACTTGATTTCACAACTCTTACAATTGTTCTCCCTGTCAATCATATTTCAAAATCTCCTTTTATATGTCAGTGCTATCCGAACACTGAACTTTATACACTGGTTTTTCAACTAGTTCAATTCGATCAACAACTAACTCGCAGGTTGACTGCTCTTTTTCACTTTCCATGTTTACAGTGACTTTCACTTTTGGAACTGCAGGGTGACGGTAGTATCGATAGTACTCAGGATAACCGTTTGTTTCCTTGCGCTCACTTTCGAACTCCCAACCAAAGAGTTCTAGTAAAAGACATATTTCATCAAACTTTTTTGGTATCCAAGGCATGATAATGTACAAGGAAACTTCATCTACATAGCAGTTCCAGAAAAACGAATAACCATCTAGATTTTCAAAATCATCCAACGAATGAGGGAAATACGGTGGCAATTTCCTTGTAACTGCCTTGAAAAACTTTGACTTTTTCTCGATCCTTATCAGACTCATTTTCAGGTCATCTTCTGTACTTTTTACAAGTCTATCGTATAGCATTTTCAATCTCTCCAGTTAGCAACTTGGTTGCCAGTTCTAATTATCCCAACTCCAATGCTTTTCGCCGTAGTTCAATTTGAAAGGCAACTAGCCTCTTCCGTTCCTTTTCCTCTTCCGCTTTTTTCTCACGAATAACTTTCATGTGCTCATCGTGCATATAATCTTTTGCCCTGCGAACAATCATCTTTGCAATCATGTGCTTGCAGAAACCACGATTCCACCGCTTTCCTAGTTGGTAATCCTTGCAAGTGCATGACTTCATGGTGGTCTGGTAATCTGGAGTTTCACCAGTGGTCAACTCTTTGAATGCCAACCCAAAAGCACGATGCACTCTTTTGATCTCAAATTTCCCGCACGATTTCGCCCGATTGTAGGCTGCCATGCAGTAACGGGCATAAACTCTTGCCCTGATTGATTTATCTTTTGCTATAACATAGGTTTCTGACATTTTTCTCTCCGAAAAAATAAGGTTATCTGATACTTATATTATATACAAATTGGGTAAAATGTCAAGCACTAATTTCAAGGAAAGTGGGGTGAGATTTCCCCACCCCACCAGACTAACCCAGAATTGCTGTCAGTGTTTCGGATGCACTATTGATGATCTCAGATTGACCAATCGATTTTCTTGCTTGATTAGTTGCATACTCATAGGAAACATCTGGAACAAACTCTGCTAACAGCATCCACATTCCAGCCTCAAACAATGCGCTCTGGTTGATCTTGTGACCATGCGCTTTCAGCACCGCATAGAGTTCGTTGGACACATTTGCTGTCACTCGGTTGATTCCGTTGGTTGATCTCACGTGCCGTATTTCGTGAAGGTCAACAGATGAAATCAACCAAACACCGTCTACCATTTCGGCTCTGAGTGACTTCCTGTTCACCCTCCGATAAACTGCATCGTAGGTCATATCCAACAATGTCGCTGCCTCTGAAATTGTGTAGAATTCCGGTTCACTCTCTGCTGGTACATCCGGTTCGGGAACAACTGGTTCATCAAACGAAATCTCTTCTACTATTCTTTTGTCATCCATAATCACACTCCTGCTTTCAGCATATTACTCAAAACTTCTTCATCCACGCTAACTTTTTCCACTTCCGGTTCACTATCCAACAGTTTATCAAGTTTCGACTCGATCCTGTCTAACTGTTCTCTTGCCGTTCTCAGTTCGTCAATGAAAACTTGAGCAACTGCCAGTGCATCCGGTTTCTGACTAGATTTTTTCGATGAATTTCCCATACTTGTAATACCCTTTCGCATTAGCAACTTCTGGATCACTGACTACAACTGCATGAGGAAATTCATCAGCAATGGTTTCACCGATCAGGTTTGCACCGCCACCAGAGATGAAAATCTTGTCCAGTCCACTCGCATTACCCCATACCTGGGTCGTGAGTGCAACTATCTCTCTGGTGATTGAATCTGTCACCGGCTCAACTAGATCAGAAACGTCAACATCCTTACCAAACCGTTTCATGGTTTTCGATGCGACAATCTCTGCAACTTCATGATCTTTCAATTCGTAGTCAAAGAACTTTTCTTGGATGGATGTTTTCACAGCACGAACAATATCCCATCCTCCAGTATCGGTACTGAATGACTGCGCTCCAATATCTGCCATCTGGTCAACCGTTAAGATGTTTGTCGTTTTCCCGCCAATATCGATAACACCAATACTGGACTGAGACAATGACTTATTTTTCAGGTTTCCATCGAATGACAGAATTTCATTGCAGACTGCTCCGAATGGTTGCATCGTGACTATTGACGAAAGACGGAGTTCCAGTCTCTTGTCGTTCACTGCGAACTTGTGCAACCCTTCAACAATCTTTTTGAGCATCACATGATCTGAACTGAAATAGTCAACTGGAAGTCCAGTAACAATTCTGAACTCCCCACCTTCCGGCTCAAGCTGACTAATAGCGTGATAAAAAAGAACTTTCCAGAGGTGAGATGTGATCCACTCCCGCTCCTCTCTTCGCTCTGTTGATCTGGATTTCAAAATAGCATCCCGACCAACAATATACTTGTAACTATCACCGATACCAAGATTGATGATAGTCTCTCCATCACCAACACCATGAACTAACTGTGATACATTCGGCGTTCCAGCAACAGATGGGAAGGTGACTACCTTTTTTCCACATACTGCCTTTGTCGCATAATAGCCAATATCCACTCCAATCGTTTTCATACTATTTTCCTTTCAGTGTGAGTACAACATCCATCGCACTCATATCATCAAACCTTTCGGCTATCTCAGATGGTGACAGACTTTCGGACAGTGTAACAATTTCATCTCTGCGCTCTGCCCTCAACTCTGCAGCAGCCAACTTATCCTTTTCCTCTTCGATCTGCTCTTGTGACATTGGCATGTACTCGTTATCTTCATCCTTCCAGTAAAGATCAAGAGCAACACCAAGTTTACTCGCAGCTTTCTTGAAACCATCACTTTCAGCACTTTTGATCAAGCCACCCCATGACATACCACGAATGACTTCTTTCTCTCCAGTTGCCGTCTTTGTGATGGTTGCTAAGACATCTTGTGGAGCTTCTGGGTTTCTGATCCTTACCGTCAACCGGACATTTACCAGGACACTTGCACCACGATACAAGACTTCTTTTTCCGGTCTTTTCGGGTTTGGCCCGTACACTTCATCCATGTACAAAAACATTTGACCATCTTTTTGTGGAATGGTTTCTATATCCCAATCAAAACCGAATGCCCTGTTCAACACGGCTATGACATACCCATGAGGAACATAACTAAAAATCTTACCGCCCTTTCCAGGACGTTTTTTAATCACATTCGATGGGGTTCTGCCTGAGATGATAGCAAACTGAGCATCCGTAATGGTTGACGCAACAATCTTGTCAAACGCACTTACGATGATTTCACTCTCAATCTGCCTATCACTCACAACATCACCTTCTATTACTTCTGTTTCTTCTGTCATTCGTCACCGCCTAAGTTCAATTGAGATTTGAACTCTTCACCCAGGAAATCGCTCTCGTACATAACAACTAGTTTCATTCCAGGTTCAAGACCCCATAACTCTCTATTTCGTTCTACAGTTTTCTTGCCAATTCCTTTTACTTTGCCGGTCGTGCAACCTGTTATGATCTCGATGCAACCCCAGGGATTACCTTCCGTGTACTCCCAGAGAGAATTAGCACTCTTCACGCCGATGTTCTCATGAGCAACTAACACCCTACGAAAATCAACAACTCGTCTGGGCAACTGCAGAATGTCATCCTCTTTCGGTGGGTCATCTGGAAAATCAACTGAATTCAGCACTTCTTTGATGGGCTCACCCTGTATGCTCTCGATGTTCTTATCAAGTGCCATCAGCCACTCACCGATCTCAAAGTCTGCAGACAGTGTGACTGTTGACACTCCACCGCGAATATTCCAGTACTGGATTGCACTTCTGACTGCCTTGTACGGTTTTCCTGTTTTGTGCCAAAGAACATATGGGGTTTCAGACTTGGTAGTGCATTCCCCAACAATGCAGTTTCCATAACTATCCTCCGCAAAGAGTCCAGTGGTCAACAATACTCTTTGCCCTGAGAAAAATGTTTCAATTTCAAACATCTTGGCAAGTGACGAGTTCAGCCTGGGGCCAATACTGGATGCTAAATCCCTGCCACTTTTTCTTTGAATGAGTATTGCACCTTCTTTGATGTGCTTTTCGATCATCGCTTTACTTTTCGGTGGATAGTTCTTAGCACTTACCATGATGTCAGCACCAGTAAGAGATTCAAGGACTGTAGATTCAACTGATCCTTCCACTGCTGGCATTCGACTCCCCTGCCTCTTTTCTGAACTATCAATAATTATCATATTTCCCTACTTACAAGAGAGAGGGCAACTTTCGTCACCCTCTCTCACTACTCCTGCGAAGTTTCCGATTAGGCGTTCTCTAAATCTTCCAACTCGCTCGTAACCCAATCCTTCTCAGTTACGAAATCTTTGGCTAATGCAGCAATGCCTTTCACCCGCTGTGGCCCTTTGGCCCCAACAAGTTCGCTCAGTTGATTGTAGAAATCACCGGAGACATCGGCCCAAGTTTCGTCCCATCCTGGAGGAGCATCAACGGACACAGAACCACCGCCAACACTGTCACCGAAAATGGATTTCCATTCTGCATAGCACTCATCACGGCTCTCGAATACGTGGACAATCTTGATGGTCTTGTATTCGGGATCAGGTTGTTTCTTAGTGGGTGACTGCAAAACATCATGGGCATGAACATAAGAACCGTTCAACTTCCCAAGGGTTTCTGCCATGTTCCCTTTTGACAACCCGTTCTCGAAACCTGGAATCTCTTCCAAAGCCGGTTTGAGAATCTTCCACCAGTCGGTTGATCCAACTCGAACTCGGCGTTCATAAGTCCACTCAAGATCAGGATTGAACTCTTGAATGTCGATACCAAACTCGATTTCCATTGTGCGGGATCGACCAGCGGTTGCCATGTACTCTTTCACATCGCACTCTTCCGGTACTCCATCTTCCCACTTCAAATAACGTGGTTCAATGGCTAACTTCCCGAACTGCGACTTCACTTGCGATTTTTCTGCATCTTCAACTGCAGCCTCTGCCGCTGCTGCTAGTGCATCGAAATCTGATTGAGTTTTTGCTTGATTTGCCATGATTCACTCCTTACTTCGTGTCCAGACTTAATTTGGTCTGGGGTTTAATGTAGGTGAGGTGGTTCAACACCATATCACCTAGCAACTTGATCTCCGAGTTTTCAGAGCCAGCCCAGATTTGAGCATTCTGGAATAAACTCAAGGCATCCTTACAAGATACCCTCGGTTTCGTCTGAACTTCCTTGCCAACTCCATCCAGTTCAACGATTTCGTTTTCAGCAAAGATGTCTGAGACTTCATCTTGAATGCCGTTCAAGAGGGATGTAACTGCCCTAGCATCCTTATTCAGTCCCGCTCTCTTTGCGTACAACTCTTTGTATTCCTGGGAAAGTCCCGCAAGTTGTTCTGCAACTTCTGTTTGTAAAACTTCCATTTCACTCTCCTACTAGAATTTGACTGCCGACAGATTTCAACATTTCAACGTGCCATACGTCACACTCCTTTCAAATTTCATCTTGTTTAGTCTATCACATATTGCATAATTTGTCAATTGCTGGTCTGTAGATTTTCATCTAAAAAAATAGTGTTGATATTCCATATCCAACTAACATCGCAATTCCGAATGCGAATATTGCACAACTCCACTTGTTCATTCCGTTTTCGTCTTTCACTGTAAACTCCTAATCATCCAAATAGTTCTCGTTACCAACAGTTTCAAGCTAAATAGAAACTCATCTAATCGTGTTGGTTTTATATTGTAACTAAAAGCTAGTGCCGGAAATCTGAAAGGTCGCAACCAGATACTTGTATTTCCTGTGATCGTTTCATAACAGTACATATTGCAATTTTCACACTTGTATATTTCCTCATAGATAAAACGACCATCGGAGTCAATGTAACCAACTATTTTCGATTTGCAAACTTCACATCTCATTGCACTAATTCTCCTGTACTAAAACATCTCGATCTGTGATAGTTCCGCACTTGCAATGCTTACAGTATCTTCATCCGGTTCTGGTAGTTCGCTTGGAACTTCAACACTGCCCTGCAGCAATGGCAAGTTATTCACAGTGATGTACTGGTTCCAGTTGAAATACTTCTCAGCAGTGGGCTTGTCAATGTCCATCTCTTCTACAATTTCCTCGATACTGCCAACCCACTTCAACAACTGCGCTGCCTTGATGTTCAAGGCCTGCATTGCTGATGGCATTACTCTTATATGTAGGTTCCCATTCAGGAAACCCTTCACCTGGAACACTGTTTCCCCGCTGATGTCTGTGAAGTTCTGCCATTTTCCACGCTTCCATTCGCGAGACTTTGAATGGAGGTCAAACACTTTGAAACCTAGATTTGAGAATACTGCTGTCATATCTGCAATCATATCGTGACAATTGCTGTGTAGATCACCTGGGTATTCGTACTGGCTATAACCACCATCGTACATCGCTTTCCATTTGCTAGTGACAATTCGGTAATCCAACTTGAAATGCGAATGATCATCAGCGTTGTATCTCCAGTAATGTTTTACCCAAGTTTTCTGATTACTCTTGTAATTACTTGCACCTTCAAAAGTAGCTAACTCTTTGAACAACTCCACTAGCTGATCATCCAGGTATTCATTGACGTTGTTGATTGCCCACAACCCTATTGCAAGAGCATTCTTGACTGTGAAATCGATGGTGTTATTTGCTACCAGTTTATCTAACAACTGTTTGCGACTTTTGGTGGTCAATCGACTTGTAATGGAATCCAATCGATCAAATAGTATGCCCCAGTATGTTACCTTTAGTCCTCGCAACTTTTTCTTTAATCCCTGCCTGACTGTATCTTTGTTAACTCCAACTTCTAGTAAGAGTTCACCGTCAAGCTGAAAAATGGCTCGATAATTTTTCTCCAGTTTGTTGTAATGCTCCTGGTAACTTTCAACCATTTCCTCGATGTCAGTTCCCCGCAACTTGAGCGCAATGCGTTCTGCAAAGTTTTTGGACTCATCAGGATCGCGCTTTTCCTTTACCTTGTCAAACATATCAATGTTCTGATCAAACCACTGGTCAAAAGGATCAGCAACGCAACTCTTCCAGTCCCTACGGTAACTATTATCACTTTTATATACAATTTCAACAATATCTATTTTTGCCCTTGATTGCCGATCACCAGCAGAGAAGTCACCCGAATAGATGACATTTGCGGTGGCCTCCCGACTATGTAGTGCATCGGCTATCAGATTAGACTCTGACCATCTCTGAGGAATTACCAAGTATGCTTTCCTAGCATAACCCTCAGAAATGATTTTTCTTGTCCACTCCTCATAATCTGAGTACGGAGGATTGCAGAAGATATACTGCACTGGTAGGGCAGACAGGTTCTGTTCGTACATTTCCGTTCCTACTGGAATGATCCTTTTATCCTGCACCTGAACTAATCCAAGGGATTTCTCAATGCCATACAATTCAGCATCCTCGCACTTCTTAGCAAGTGCCATCAGTACCCGACCGTCACCCGCTCCTATGTCCATGATTGATTCAGCGTTCATAGGAATTTTACGAGCCACCACAGAAATCATTTCATCTGTAGTGGGATACCACTCAAAATCTTGATCACTAGCTTTTATTGCAACAAGAACATCGTTCATATTTCTATTCACTCCAGTTTGTCGAATTGTGTAATATGATACAATAATTTTAGTCTACGCCAACTGTATTGTCAAGTACAGGTTTTAGGAGTTCAATTCACTAAATGCGTTCACAATTTTCTGAGCAGTTCCATCACCAAGAACTTTGTCAACTTCGTCCTCCAGTTGAGATATAATCGAGGAATCACCAATGCACATCCAGTAGAATTGATACATGCAAATTATCGTAGGAACAACAGACAGCAGTTTTCCGAAGATCGCCACAGATGCACCCATTCGTGACAGTTGTGAATTAATTGGATATGTAGCCTTACCCTTGTTATCAAAGGTAACAGTAACCGAGTGACTTTCTATATCTAAAACTGATGGCCTGTCGTAGTCTGTTCCTGTATCAGAACTTACATAATTCAATTCAAATTGTAATTGTGCAGCTTCGTACTCTTCATCACGGGTACTAAATATTTTTCTAATTGTAATTGGGTAGATATGATCCAACTTTACTTCTGAGATTTCCATTATTTATTCCTTGTTGAAACTCGAATTTGAACATCCATATAGACTCCAATCTCACTCCATCTATACAGAGCATGAGGAGTTGAAATCATCCATATTTCGGGATACTTTTTCATTCTTTCTATTGCTTTATCAACATCTTTTACATGATGTAGTATTGCCGTTCTAACTGAAACTTCTTCTTGAGTGAAAATTGTATCCCCGTTCCTGTGCTTCATCTCAAAAGACCCAACATCTTTTTCAGACATTTTCTGCTCCTTCGTGTTCATTGACTGTGCTTTGATGGCAATTCTCCAGATTGCCACCAAAACATTATCAAGGATCACTAGCTAGTTTTCACTCTCTTGTTTTCCATCTTCATCCTGGCTAGACTGTATCTGACGAAGAACTGGATACGGTGTGTCAGGGCTTACACCCAACGTTCGTGCTAATCGTTTACGGCGTTGAACTTTCTTGCCGTACTTACTCATTCCCTTTGGTTTGTCCTTTTCACTTGGCATGATCTTGCTCCTTTCGTTTTCTTTGGTTGACAACTCCACTAACTGTTGCCATTAGAATGTCATTGCAAATTTTGCACTGTTGATCTGTTAGAGTTGTTTTCCACTCTTCAACTACTCCACTGATCTCTCTTTGTGCATCTTTTGGAGTGCTTGCAGCAACTTTGATGGTCTTTTGCCGTCTTAGGTTACACCCACAAATGCTACATCTGCATTTCGCTTTCACTATCACTTTTCCAGCCATTGCAACTCCTATGCGTGAACCGTCATTCTGATTTCTTGCCCATTCTCCAGACGGATAACGATCCCGCTATTCATGGTCAACATTCCAACATCATCGTAGGTGAGGACTTCCGCATCTTCAAACTCTTGAACGGAAAACTCTTCAAGCAGTTCACCATCATAAAAGAATTCGTTCAATAATCCTGCCAACCTCAATGCAACTTCTTTTTCACTCATTTGTGATTTAACTTCTGTTTCGTCCATTATATTTCTCCAGTCATCTAACTAAATTAGTTCACCAACTCCATAACTTCCTGGTAGCACTTGATGAAAGTTTCGTTGTGGCATGAACCGTAAGTTCTGCCACCTGGGATTTCAGTTTGTAAAACGTGTGAAAACTCGTGCATTGCCTCTTGCCTTGCACCTTCAATACCATCAATTTTCTTGTAGTTGATCATCCATTGTAAGATTTTGTACTCGTCAAACCCATTTTCAAAAGATCGATCCAAAGACTGATAACCAAATTTAATTACGTGTCCAGTTTTCCTTTTAATGTGATAACTAGCTTGTAAATTCGTAAAAACAATTTTCACTTGGATGTCATAAATTTCAGACAACATTTCAACCGTCTCTTTGGCTACTTTATACTGAGGAGTATTTTCAATGGTTCTCTGAATGCTGGCTGATTTTTCAGCTTGTAATTTTTCTCGTTTATTTATTGTGGGTTTCCTTGTGGTCAAAACGTCCCCTCTTTTATTTGTTTTGAAATGGTACTCACTACATCTTGTGCAAAATCCATCTGATTCAAGAAAAGGGTTTGTACATTTTTTAGACATTTTTTTCTCCGATTGAATGTGATTATCTGATAACCTAATTATATACATTTATCGTAAAATGTCAAGTACTAAATTAAAAAAATACTACTTGCTACTTGTCACCTTCTTGCCGGTTTCATTCTCGTATCGTTTGATTGCAGCTTTGACTGCTGCGTTTGGATCGTTGGAAGTTGCAAACCACCACCCGTTTCCAATTGATGCTGAAAACTTCTGAGTTCCATCTACGCCATTGTACTTGTAAACATGAACTACGATTTGTTTCATTCCTGGTTCTCTAACGAACTATAATCACCGGCTTGGCGGTGTTAGTAAATCTTTGATTTCTTGCAATGCATCTTCGCCAACCTGATGACCGTACGGCGAGCAAGTAGCCATCATTTTTTCTATAGCTTTCTCGGCCACATGAAACACCGCCATAATTCTAGGGTTGCACGCAGCGTTTAGTCAATTCCGTTGCATTGGTGGTTAGGTGGCGCACAGTGAAATCACGCCGCCTGTCTTCGGCTACCGCTTCTTCGCAGTACAAAAAATCACCCCAGTCGTATCCTTTTGGGCTAATAACCTGCACGTGGACAATTTCTCCAACGTGTTTTTCGCAAGCACCTTCACATTTCATTTCAGCATATTTATTGCTCATTGCTTTCTCCTGAAAGAGTCCAACCAACTTGATCTGGAAACATTGGAATTTGTATAGTGAATTCTCCCAACTTGGGAACTTTATCAAACTTTGTTATTTTTCTGCCAGATTTTCGTGATTTCTATTGATGAAACCACGACTCTGGTGGGATTGGATACCTTTTTTCTTCATCTGGAGTAAATTTGATGAATGGTTTATCATCTTTAACCCATTGTATACGTTTTATTTTTACTCTCAAAGTGACGTATTCCAGGGTGATGATCTCGAACCCCCAATAGGCGAGAATTGCAATGTAGGCATTAGTTCGCTCTTCCATTGCCAACTCTGCCTGTATTGCATTTTCTGGGTTTAGATGACTGGTTTGATCGTAGGCTAATTGTGCAGCTTTTTCCTCGTACCGTCTCGGGGCATTGGAGGTTGGACGGTTGTGATAGATTACTGCTATCTCTTCCGTTTCCTTTTTGCTCCTCGATGGTTTAGCATATGAGCCGGATGACCTTCTGCCTTTTGGAGTCTTTGAAATCTGTGTCCAGTCCATGGACTCAGCTAGTTCGTTTGTTAGAAGTTCTCCTGGCTGCGTTTCGTCAACAGGATCGTCATCAAAGAATACTATCGCTGTTCCATCCGACTGAGGGTACAACAGGTAGTTCTGTTTTCCTTCCAGTAACTTACAATATTCTTTTGCTTGATCATCGCTTTCAAATTCTGCTACTCGACTGTCCCACGTATCATCTGAGTATCCGGTTATCATTTTCTTGAGTTTTTCACCCCTGCGTTTGGCACATACTGGACATCCGTTGTGATCTCCACAATACATCGTTTGCAAGTAATAATTACCTGATTGAGGATTGAGCCGATAACTTCTGAATTTCCCACAATTCGCTAGTCTAGTTTCGTGCTGTTCTTTTTTCCAGTTCTGCTTTTCAATTTCTGCATCAAGTACTGATACTTCAAATGCCCTAATGTCTACTTGTGTCAATGTCATAACTGTTTTTCTCCAGTGATTTCAACTATAACAAAAATGTGTTTATAATGCAAGTTAAATCCCTCCATTGGCAACAATAATGAATATAGCTATAAATATTGCAATTATTAGTATACAAGCTAGGTTTCTCTTCATCGTTCCCTTACAGACTGTAGTCTTGACAAAACAATCCACATTGTATTTCTTTTTCAAATTTATAATTGCCATCGCTTTTATCAAGCTGATCTAAAAAGATAGGAATTTTTACTCGCCTTCCGTTTTCAACTTTTTCTTTTGCGTTAATTGAAAAAGATAACTCTCGTTCCTTTTCTGCCATTTTCCAAAAAACATCTGGGAACACTTCTCTTATATGATTCCAGTACCCCATTCCACCCTTTACGCATCCAAAAGCTAAACAATTTGCATTTTTAAATCCTAAACCATAAGTTCTTGGTTCTGATATTCCTTGTTTGAAAATAACTTCGCGACACATCTCTTTTGTAATTCCATGTTCAATCAATGGAAAATACGTGTTTACTTCTGGATTGTTTTCACAAAACAACTGCGCTCTTTTTTCTTCATCCGAACTATATCCAAAAATTTGTAAATCCGTTTCTAAGTTCTCGTAATTTCTACGAACATTCTTTTTCAATTCAAGTGTACAACGGGCTCCATATCGATTCTTAAAAAACTTGAACTTGTCGTATACTTCAAATGTATTGTTAAATTTCTCATTTCTAATTACTTCAAGATTTACGCCAACCCACTTTGAAACATCATCCATGAATCTATAGTTGTCAATATCTTCACTTCCAGTGTCAGTATTGACTAAATGTACTGGATGAACATTATAATATTCTATAGTAGCAATCTTGGCTGCAACTGCAGATGTAATTCCAGCACTAAACCAAATTACAACTCTTTCGATTTTCATAATTCTTAACTTCCTTTGGTTGGTGGAGCAGTCGAGTACCCCACCAACCATTTTTCTTTGTGCGTTATTTATGCCAGGAAATCTACCATTTGTACAAGGCATCTCGGTAAGCGATAAATCGCAATGTTCGCACCCAACCGATACAATCAAAAAAAATTCTCTTTTCACCGGTCTTGGTCTTGTGTGGCTGTTCCCTGCAACGAATAGGGTAGAACTCAAGACCAGTGAAAAAAGAATTTTCCTGTTCGTTGCATATCGGGCAGCCACGCCCGTTCAGTTGTTATCTTACGTTTTCTATCTTAGTCTATTCGGTATCAGTTGTCAAGTACCAATTTAAAACTCGTTTGTTGGGGCTCTGCCGGTTTCACCTTTTTGACTACATTTGAAAACAGTTGGATCGTGTAATTCGCTGGACAGTGGTCACAAAAGATTGTCATCTTGTTACTTCTGTCTGGGATGCTGAATGACACTTCCTGACTTCCGCACTGATTGCATGTGATGTCGAATGGTTTCATGGCAACTCTCGCACTTCGATGGATGTTCCTGGGGAGGGGGTAGGGCTTGTTTGTCGAGCAACGGATAAGGGAGGACTTGTCAAGGGTTTGTCCGAAGGACTTGCGAGCAAAGCGAGCAACCCTTGACCTGTTCTACCGTTCCGTTAAGCTAAGACAAGCCCGCCACCGATCCTTTCGGTTGATACACTACTTCTGGTACTTCCCTTACTTGTAACTCTTTTGGAAACGCATCAAAGTTTTCACCTTTCGGGTATTGCTTACTCATTTGCATTTCCACTGCCCACGCTGTTCCCATCTGTTTCATGAAGAACGGGATACCATTTCTCTCGCACCAATTCTTTGCCATGATTGCCCAACGTGAGTTTGCATCTCTTGATCTTGCGCCACTCTCACCACCGAAAATCATCCACTGCAGGTAAGGTTCCCATCCACTCCAACTCACTGGCCCAATTGCCGGTTCATAGCTGACGAATTTCACAACTGCGTTGATGTGTCGAAAGTGCCTTAGGCGATTGACGGCATTCTTCTGGTTTTCAACACTCGTGCCGATCCAAAGGTTTTCTGGTGGAACCATACGCCAATGTGGGGGAACCATATCGTTCACATTCTCTGGCCGCTTAGTAAGAAGTAACCATATGAGATGGGGAGTAGAATCTATTAACTCAATTAAACGCGACCTGGAATCTGTTACATCTCTATGTTCCTCGAATATGTCACAAAGACTGCCAGAAAAAACGAATAGTGGTTTCCCTTGTGCCTTCGCTTGGGTGTTCCATCGCACTGGTTTCCTCCAGTTGGAGTCTGCTGTTGGTATTCTCTGAGTAAGGACTTCTGGCCCCCATGTGTTACTCCATGTGGTGTTCCGTGTCATCTGTCTTTCAGCATAACAGTTCGCACACCCCTCGCTGATCTTATGACATCCCACCCAGGGATTGAATGTGTAATCTGTCCACTCAATTTTCGTTTTACCCATTACCTCACCTGTGGTCTACCCTGAGGCCGTTTATCCTGTTGGAACTGTTTCAGTGTTTCCCAAGTGAAGATCAACCGATTACCCACTGTGAAATCTGGAACTAGTGTCTTTGACACATAGATATGATACTTGACCGTTGAATGTGCCAATCCAAGGAACTCTGCAGCCTGGACTGTTCCGTACACTGGTTCCTTCTTTTTCTTTTTCATAGATGAACTCCTTTTAAACTGATTATACTATCTGGTATTAGTTTTGTATAGACTGTTCCAGATAGTATAATCGTGTTATCAACTTTTGTTCAACTTTTGGGACATTAGAACATTCCTCCGAGAATACTTGCTACATCGTTGTCAATGTCGCTTTGGGTGAATGGTTTTTCTACATATGCCAACCCACTGTTGAACATCTCATCTAGTGATTGAAAAGTGTGGTCATGGGCCGCTTTGGTGTTCTCATTCCTGAGTACAACTGTATCAGTGTCCAGTTCCACTTCCATTACCAAGTACTTTACTCTACCGCAAATCAACTTCATTCCAATTTCTAACTCATTTGCCTTTTGCATTTCATACTCCTTTAAGTAACTAATTAGAATACTCGTGAAACGATTTCTAAAATGTCATCTTTTGAAACACTGCAGAAATCCGATAAAATCCCGATTGACCCAGCCTTGGAAAATCCATAAAATTGTAGATCGTGTGCCAAGGCACTTGCAAAATCGTATGCACTGTATGAGTGCAGACTGTAATCAATTTCTTGTGAAAGTTGGTCAATAATTTGATGGTAGGTCATTTTTTTCTCCATTTGATCTCGATTTAATAATATTATATCAAATGGTATAGGTTTTGTCAAGTACTAATTTGGACTAAAATCGAACTAAATTAAAAACTAGTTAAATCCCAATCTTCGTTCCTTCATGCTCACGAACCGTCCCTGTCCGACAACTAAGTGGTCTAGTATTTGGATGTCCAGCAAATTGCCAGATTCAACAATGGCTCGTGTTATGCCAACATCGTCTGGGGAGGGTGTTGGATCACCTGATGGGTGATTATGTAGGACGATCATTGCCGGAGCATTCAACTCAATAGCTTTTTTGAATAATTCACCAACTCTGACAGTGCAAGCATTCACACATCCCTTGTAAACCTTGTCGATTTCCAGAACTTCATTTCTGGTATTCAGGATCATTACCCACAATTCTTCCCGTTGTAGTGAACCCATCTCGTACATTACTAAATTGGCTGCATCGGCGGGAGAACTAATTTTCGGGCGAGGTTCCTTTTCAACTGTTTCTCTTCGACCGAATTCAATGATGGCTCGAACTGTAGCAACATTGGCTGTACTAATGCCTTTGATGTCTGTCAGGTCTTTATCAGTGATATTTGCTAACGAACCTCGCTTGTGATACAACTCTGCTAACTGGTCGGTGATGTCTCTATCGTGTTTCTTGAGAACGACCGAAAACAACTCCGAAATGGTAACTGCAGTTGCACCTAATTCACAAACTCGGTTGATGGGTTGTTCATTCTTGGGTAAATCTTTGTAGTTCATAATTTTCTCCGATTTCAAAAAGTGATTATCTGATATAAATATTATATCAAATAGTATAGGTTTATGTCAAGTACTAATTTTATGCTATAATGTACAGTATGACTGAAAATCTTCCTCCCCTCGAATGGAAAACTGAAAAACGTAGACTTGGTGACTTGATAAAATGGGATGAAAACCCCAGACATCTTAGCAAGGATCAAGCCAAAAGACTGAAACAGTCTATCATCGACTTTGGATACTCGCAGCTTTATGAGATCGAGCCGGATAACACTATCGTTGACGGTCATCAGCGTGACGAAGTGATGCTACGAATGGATGAATTCGGTGCTGACATAGAAATCGAAGTGAGAGTCTCCAATCGCAAATTGACTAAAGAAGAGAGAAAAAAGTACATTGTCATGAAGCACAATTCCGCTATGGGTGACTGGAATTGGGATGACATGAAAAAACTTTACGAGTACGATGAACTTGTCGGATGGGGGTTTGAGTCTCAGGAACTAATCGACCAAGGGTTCAAGGAATCTAGTACTGAATTCACTGACATCGATGAAATACTAGAGGAAAAAACAGAAATTGAAATCCCAGAGATGGAACTGCAGCCTTACGAGTCGTATGACTATCTTGTTCTGGTATTCAGAAATCGTTTGGACTGGTTGAGAATTATAGAACTACTCGACATTGGTAAAGCTAAAGTCACCCTGAGTGACAAGGTTGAAAAGGTTGGCATAGGTCGTGCGATCTTCGGTGAACGTGTGACTGAACTACTAGAGGGTGACGATCAATGAAAGTGGTCATAATGTCAAAGAACAGACCTGATGCTGCCAAGAAAACTCAAGGTCTTTATGTGAACTCCGACATGTGTGTTGCCGAGTCTGAGTACGACGCTTACTTGAAAGTTGGATGTGAGAATGTTACTACTCACCCTGACAGTGTTACTGGTGTTGGGCCTGTTCGTCAATGGATATTAGACAACTATTCTGATGATGTTTTGTTCATTTCGGATGATGACATAAAAGACTTATGGTGCAATATGGGGATTTCTGGATACCACATCACTGATCCTCATGAAATCATGAATATCATTGCCAACACTGCTAACTGTGCCTATGATTTGGGGTTACATGTATTCGGTTTCAATCCAATGGCTGATAACAGAAAGTATGTTCCCACTAAACCATTCACTCTCTGTTCCTGGTTGGGTGGCGCTATCGGGTTTGTCGGTCGTAGGGACTATCGATACTCAGACAACAAACTTAGGGCAGATATAGACTATTGCATTGAATCTATACTACACGACAGGATCATATTCGTTGACAGCAGGTACTCACTCATTGCCAATCTGTTTAGCATGAAGGGTGGCAACAGTGAGTTCCGAAGTAAGATTACTGACAAAGACGAAATCAAGTGCCTACTCCGAAAATGGGGTAAGTACCTGAATATTGTAGTAACTAAGAGGAACTCTATTCGACTGACTTTGAATATCGAGAGAACTTTGAAAATAAAACTGGACTAATCTCTTTCCACTAGATCATCAAACAACCCAGGCTGAAAGGGTTTCAAGGCATCTTGCTCGTCAACCATGAAATCCTTTTTTGTTTTCCCTAAAATTCTCCCTCTCTTTGTATGCACATCATAAGCGTACTCTGGAATTTCCAACTTAGGCAAATTCGGTTGATCCAACGCCACTTGCACTTCCTCATCCATCCCATCAGGATCATAGACTAAATTCGTAAGATGATCAGCATCCCTGGATTTCTTGCACTGCGCCAACAAAATAGTTGCCTTTGCCAGAAACACTCTCCCCGCACCCTTCTTTTTCTTATGTATCACCATCCAACTCCGATACAACGCCTCCACCTCATGCGTTATCACCCCCCAACAATCCTCCGCACTAATGGTCAACAACCGCCTCCAAGCATACGCCGCATACCCACTCTCAAACAACTCAATCGCCATATATCCCGCCATCTTTGCATCCCCTCTTCGAATACTCTTCTGCAATGCACTACTCACATCCAACAGTGCATATCCTCTCTTCGTTACAAATTTATAACTCATATTAACTCTCCTAAAGTACTAAAAATCACGCTAAAATCACACTTCTCGTATTCATCATAATCTAACCTAGATTATATCATATAGGATTAAATTCGTCAAAACTCCCCAAACACCCCCTCCCACTCTTGACACTCCCACCACACCTATGCTACAACACTATTAACTAGTTTAACAACGCACTGTACCACACCATACAACTATATACAACTCTTAGGTAAAAATATGGCACTAAATCGGGACCAAATCGCTGACATGAAGCTGCGCCGCCGTGAGGTGAGTCGGCTGTACATGCAGGGGCTTGAACAGATGGAAATAGCGAGTGAAATCGGGTGTTCACAGTCAACTGTGAGTCGTGACTTGGCTGAACTTCGTGATCAGTGGATGGCTAGTGCACTCGTGGACATCAACACTGCGAAGGCAATGGAACTGGGCAAGATCGATGCACTGGAGCTAGAGTACTGGGAGGCCTGGAGCAGGTCAGTGGGCGAGAGTGTGCGGGAAACCAGCAAACTGAGTGGGCCAGCAAAAGGGAGTGCTGAGAAGTTGGAAAAGACTATCACCAAGGACAAACTTGCTGGTGACCCCAGGTTCTTGGCTGGCATACAGTGGTGTATTGACAAACGGTGTGAGATACTTGGGCTGGACTCGCCACAAGAAGTGGTGTTCTCCTGGAAGGACGAGATCATCGACCTGCTTCGTACTGGTGCAATCACGCCCGACAATGTACGTAATGACTTCGGCGAGGGTGTTGCTATTGAACTAATCGAGAGAGCTGGGGTGTGGGTGGGCGATGACTCAGCAACCTGATTTGAGTACACTTGATGGGGCACGCTATCGGAGGGCCGTCAGCAAGTACCGGACTGCCACTGCGAACAAGACCAGGATGAAGGCTAAGGTCAAACAGTGGCCTGAACGTCACTTGATCGGGCTTGATGGTGATCCTGTACCGTTTCACTTGGCGCAGAATATTGGGTACGACAGCACCAGTCGCATCATTGCACTAATCGCTGGAACTCAATCTGGTAAGACATCCTGGGGGCCGTGGTGGTTGAACTCCGAAATTGACAGAACTGCATCTCCAGATGGAGGAAACGACTACATTGCCGTCACTTCATCATACGACTTGTTCAAGCTGAAAATGCTGCCAGAGATGTTACGAGTTTTTGAGAACATCTTGGGCCGTGGTCGCTATTGGTTAGGTGACAAGATCATTGAGCTATGCGATCCTGAAACTGGCGAGTTCTGGGCAAGCAAGTCAACAGACAAAATGTGGGGCAGGATCATTCTCCGCTCCGCTAGTGCTATGGGCGGGTTGGAATCTGCAACTGCTCGTGCTGCATGGTTGGACGAGGCTGGTCAAGACGAATTCACCCTCAAGGCATACCAAGCTATCATTCGCCGCTTGTCCCTGTTCAGGGGCCGTCAACTCCTAACCACCACTCTCTACAATCTGGGGTGGGTGAAGTCTCAGATCATTGACCCTGCTAGGAAAGGCGGCAAGGTTCACAAGCATACTGTTGGTCACGCCGAATTGACCCATACTGAGAATGAGGATCAGAGTGTCACCCTAGTTCAATACGATTCAGTACTCAACCCCATGTTCTCAATCGAAGAGTTCGAGGATGCTAGGAGTAAACTAGCCGCTGATGAGTTTGATATGTTCTACAGGGGCATCACTGCCAAACTTCGCTCCCTCATCTATGATGTATTCGACAGTACCACTCATGTTATCCCATCCCATCCCATCCCCAAGGAATGGCCCAAGGGTCTTATTGGTGTTGATCCAATCGGACAGATGACCGCAGCTATATGGGTTGCCTTTGATCCTGATACAGAGCGATTGCATGTGTACCGTGAGTATGAACAGCCCTTCGGTCGCACCACTCGTGGTCATGTTGTAGAAATCCTTCGTGCTTGCGCTGAGGATGGGGAAATCCTTCGGGTCATTGGTGGTGGCCCAAGTGAGAGACAAGCAAGGGTTGACTGGACTGGTGCTGGCCTCCCGATGGGTGCTTGCCCTGTTAGTGATGTATGGTCACAGATCAGAAAGGTATACGCACTGTTCAAAGAAGAGTCGATGGTCATCCATGACTCTTGCCCTCGGCTCATCGCTGACCTGGGTGTGATGAAGAGATTAGAAGATCGGCATGGTAATCTCACCGACAAGATCGAGGACAAGGATATATGGCACTTGCCCGATGCACTCCGCTATCTCATTGGTTGGCTCACTACTGGTGATGATGTTCAAGAGGTGGTGTATAATCGTATCAGCATCCACTAGGCACAATGCCAGTCCCACTAACTTTTTCAAAAGGAAACGATGTGCTATATATAGAAAAGTCCCCATTAACACTGCAGCCAGAAAAAATCAAAAGTGTTTTAGGCTGTGTTGGAGTTGTACGGTGTTGCGTGTAGTGAAATCGGAGGTATTTGAGAATGGATAACAGGGTAATTGTAACAAGTGTGACCGAGATGGTGGATGCAGGGGCAAGTGTCCTTGTTGGAGCGGACAATCGCCTAGAGGAACCTAGGAATGAGTTTTCAACTGTTGAACTTGAGTTGCAAGTTCCATCCAGCGTTGACAGAAAAGTATTCGACAGCGAAAACGTGGCTGATCTTTTTTGTGGTGATGTGTTGGTTACGTGCCAGTGGTGCAATCAGTGGGGAGCAAGGAAAACTGCGTGTAGCTATTGTGGAGGGCCGATAGAATGAGTGAGAAGGGTTACAGTGTTGAATTGAGATGCAGGTGCATGATTGTACCTGTTGAAGTTTCGGATGAAGTGAGAGAGAAGCTGGGGAATCGTGTTCAGTCAACTCTTGCAAATTTAGCAGCACATGCTATGGGGGTGGGGGGTGTTGCTGTTAGAGAGAGTTTACTTTCTCTTGCTACAGAGCGAATGGCGTTATCGGATGGTGACTTTATGCGTGAGTATTATGGCTCGTGGGCCATGTGTTCTCCTCACAGAAATACACTTACAGATGGTATCAGGGTTGAACCTGATTCTGTGTTTGCTCCTGGTGTTCCAGTGAGGGTTAGGACGGATGAACTATGTCAGACCTAGAACTAGATGATAAAGTTGGAATTGCAGCATCGATAAAAGCACTCAAGCAAAAGTTTGGTGCTACGGACGATGATTTTATGGAGTTGTTGGGTGATAGTTTGTACACTGCAGTGATGCAGAATAACTACAATTTCATTACGGTGGATGATCTGATGAAGATTGCCGATTATTTTGGGCTCGTGTTTGTGATGCACTTTCAATCACTGGATGTGTACGAGAGTAAAGGCGATGAAAAAGAAGAGTGATTAATCAAACTTGCATTGGGAGCAAGGAGAAGTGACGTATGTCGATTTTCGATAATCTAACAGGAAAGACTGCGCTAAGAGAAGAGTTTCAATCTGAACGCAAAGAACTCGAAGAGAATTTTCAAGCTGAACTTGCGAGAATACAGGGAGCAGTTCAGTTTTTAGTTGAAGATGCTATGTACGAGGGGGCAATGCCAATACAGCCAGAAGAACTTGTTGCTAGACTTGGAGAGTATGACAGTCAGTTTGTAGATGAACTTATCAACCTACGCCAATGGGATGCTATTGGTGGGTTGGGAATGAACTTGTACACTGACTATGATCAGGTTCGGGATAGGGCTATTCGGGATTCAAGATACCTCGCTACTTACTCTCCATTAGCAACTTGGATACTGGCTGTGTGGACTAATTATGGTATGGGTGATAGCGTTAGGATCACTCCGAATAACGATGATGCAAAAGTTGTGTTTGATGAGTTCTGGAATGCAGAACGAAACTCCGATGTTCTCGCTGATGACAACTTGCAGTATCTTAGTCAATTTACCCTGCAAGATGGAAACACTTTTTTGGTATTCTTTGCATCAAAAGCTGATGGGATGGTGACTGTTGATGAAATACCATGTGATGAAATTGTCGAGATTATCACAAACCCCATGCGAAGTACTGAAAAGTTGTTCTACAAAAGGGTGTTCAAGAGTGGTGACTCTACTCGAACAATCTACTATCCAGATTACAAAGCTAAATTATCAGGTCGATTGGATGCTGTTGGTGACATCCTGCCAGAAGATGCTGAGAGGGCTGATGTCGAAGTTGGGGATACAGAACTCATAAACGATCTCAAAGAAGAACTAGGCACTGATGTTGTAGTGATGCACATTGCGCATAACCGCAAGGAAAGGAAATCATTGTGGGGGTGGCCTATTCTGACATCCGCAAGCCCGTACATAAAATCTCACAAGAGATTCCTCGAAGATCGTTTGACAGTTGCAGCTAGTAAAGCAATGTACACAAGGAACAAGAAAATAGTGGGGGGTAGTCGTGCTATTGCTGATGTGAAAAGTACACTTGCGTCAACTCTTGCCAGTGGTGGATATTCGGAGAGAAACCCTGCTGCTCCTGCTGGAAGTGTTGAACTTGATAACACTGCAATCACTACCACTGAGAAACCAATGACAACCGGTGCTAGTGATGCTAAAACAGATGGTGAGATGTTTTCATGGATAGCATTACTTGGTGGTGGTCTGTTTCCACAAACTGCAGGGATGGACACTCAGAGATGGGCAACTGCTCTTGCGATGGATAAAACACTGGCTATGCAGTGGTCAAGGTATCAGACTTTCTGGACTGCACAGTTTCAACGTATTGTAACTATCGTTTTGCAGTTTGCCGAAGAGTACGGTGGCGAGAGTTTCGTGACCGAAGGTGACCAGGCCGACTATGGTGCAAATGTGAGTATCGATACTCTCTCACTGGTGGACTTTCCTGATGTTGTCAAGTCTCTTTCACAGGCCACTCGGGATATGCTGGAACCTTACTTGGAGAGTGGAATTATCCCAGAGAAAACAGGTAAACTGATCCTTCGTGAACTCTGGTTGATCATGCTGCAAGCACTTGGACTGCAGACAAGTAGTGAGATTGCTAGTAAAGATGCTTTTGAAATTCAGGAAAGTGACTTAGCCAACTTGACCAAAAATCAACAGTTGCTACTGAGAGATGCAAAAGAGAAATTCAAAGATGGTAACGTTGAGGAAGTTGTAGAACTCATGTTGACTGGTCAATTTGCAGAAGAACTTGGAACAATCTAATGAGCTACCTTGAACAGTTTTTAATTGGTGTCTTGGTGCTTGGATCTCTTATTGGAGTGATGTACTATTTCATTAGGGATGTCACTGAGTCGCAAATACGAGAAATGAAGAAACGTGGTTGCACTTGCGATTTCGATTTTTTGGCTATTCCAACTGTTGATCGAGAATGCCCGATTCATGGAGGCTGGCTAGATGACTAACAAAACGGAATCCGTAAAGCCAATTATTTGTGAACATATGGCTGCTCATAATTCTGGTCAATCTTATTTCCGGTGGATTTATAAGACGGACGAAGGAGAGCATGTGTGCATAGACTTGTGCTATTTCTGTTTTCACTCTTTGTTGGGGTTCTTGGCTAATCATGGCTATACTGTTGAATCAAACAAGATCAAAGGGACTGCATTAGAATGAGCACAACACTATACCGCCGAGAACTTCGTGCAATTGCTCGTGGTTTCTGGTCTGGAGTATGGTCACAGGATCAATTTTTTGATCTTATGTATAGCACTATTGACCGAGGTCTAACAAAGGCATGGTCTGATGGTGCTAGACAGGTTGGGATTGCACCCGATGAAATCTCAAACGCAGAACAGATTGCACTAGCAACTATCATATTTCGTGAATACTCCTATGTTGGTAGGCTTGCCGGATTCATCCTGGAAAACCCAAAGGGAGTCAAAGGAAGTCTGTCAAAAATTTACGTCCGTTTAGAAGTCTGGATTAATCGATACCTTGATACAAAAAATCAAGCCAAAGTTGCAGCAGAAAAAGACCCTAAGTTGATGTGGAATTTAGGCAGAACTAAGGATAACTGCGAGACTTGTCAAAAATTGGCTGGAAAGGTGAAACGGGCTAGCTATTGGGATTCATATGTAATGCCCCAACAACCACCAAACCCGAACTTAGCTTGCGGTGGGTGGAAATGTGGGTGTACTCTTGACCCAACAGATGAACCAATGTCGAGAGGGAGAATGCCAAACGTGCCATGAGCAACGATACCGAGAAACTTATATTCCAATTCGCTGGAAATCTCACTCTCTCATATATAGAAACCATTGCCTGTTTAGCTGGATCAGATTCAGACAGCAAAACTAATTTGCTCTTGTCGATCAGGAATGCTGAACTTGCTAAAATCGATGCTATTGAGAGGGCACTTGGTATTTCCCCAACTACTGCAGAGATTCGAAGGTGGGCTAAAACCGAAATGAGAATAGGGAGTGGCAAAGATGGATAAGAACAAGAAAAGGGTTGTGCATATTGTTTCGCTTGGTGTGTTGCTGACAATTTATGTAATAATGCTTTCGATAAGTACAATTACCATAAACAAGGAAAACGTTTCTTTTTTTGGTGTGGATAGGCAAGTTTTCATACCAATACTGTTTAAGCCAAAACTACCAATTAAGGGAGTAGAAGTTTATAGCCCTAGATTTGATATTTGGGGTCAATATTACAATGGTGACATTCTGAAATACACAACACATATGGTTGACATTATTCCAGAACCACTCACCCTCCCAGATTGGACAAAAGCTGATGGTGTATTTCAAAACGATGATCTAAGGTACGGAGGGTTTCATGGTTCACCCTATTGGATGAATGGAGGTCAGCCTACTTGTAAGTTGCCGTTACCTGAGTTTTGGGAACTATGGGTTTCCTTTGTTATCGAAGGGATTGAACGATACGATTTGAATTACATTTCTGTTTGGACAGAACCAGACAGTCCAAACACAGGAAGTGCTTACTATTATGGTTGCTTGGGGTGGAATCACGAAAATGGTGTGGAGTATGCCGAATTTTACAATTACGTGTATTCTCAAGTTAAGCCGAGATTTCCAGATGTTCAAATTTTGGCTGGTGAAATTTCTACCCCTGATTGGGACTTCTTTCAAGGTTTCTTAGATACTGTTGATATTTACGATGGAGTCGCTTTTCATGGCTATATGTCGTGTTCAGATTTCAACTATGGTGGGTTTGATAGACGTATTGAGCAATTGACTGTTAGAACGGGCGGTAAACCGTTGTGGCTATCCGAAGTGTCTGTAATTACCTCAACAAATGAGGACAGTTTCTGTTATGAGAACTCCCCAGAAGTAGAACAAATGCAAGTAGACCTGTATAAAATTGTTGAGCGAGATGCCAGATTGTCGGGTTTTAACTGGTTCACTTTGGAAGACTCCGGATGGCGATACTCCGGAATGATGCGGAGAAGTCGCTGCAAGCCAGTCTGTTGCTACTATAACGAAATGATCGAATGCGATGCTTTCCCATGAAAAACCCCAAACGGGGGGTGCGTCTGGGGTCTTTTTGGGGGGGATGGAAACCGAAGGTTTCCATATGAACTATTCTATCGCACTTGACAAGAAAAATCAAGCTGTGCTACACTGTTGACAACTAGGCATACCAAAACGCATTGGGAGGCCGTGAGGATTCTATACTTCACGGTCTTTTTCTTTTGGAGAAATTATGTTTCCACTCTCTCACCCTCACCCTACTGGTCAAGCCAATCCAATAACTTTTCGTGCTGATGCCATTCTCCCTGCTGCTGGTGCTTGGGATGGCACTCCAGAAGAAATCCCCGTTATTGCCTTTGACCAACTTTCACTTTATCTCGCATACGATGAAGATGCTGCCGTTGCTGGAAACGGTGTTGTAGATTTTTATATCGAATACTCGCCATACTCTGCAGACTTAGTTGGTGTTGAAAACTGGTTTAGAATGTCGCTATACGCTGCTGGCGTTATGGCTGCCGGAACGGACATCACTAGCAATGTTCAGAGAGAAATAGTTTCATACGATTCTGTTGGGGCAACTGTTGAAACTTTTGGTTATGGGCCGTTGCAACTGAAACAGACTGTTGAGAGAATACGGATTTTTGCTCGTGAGTCTGGTGACGTTGCTAATCCTGGAACGTTTCAGATTATAGGTGTTGCGAACTCGGAGTAAACATGTTTGGTATTCGTGGACTAACTAATCAAGTTGTTACTGCTGAGTTGCCGTCACCAATTGAGAGCGCACAGTTTGACACTGGATATGCTGGGCCTGGGGCTCATAGTCCTGGACTTGTTTATTGGGATGCAGACAATGGAACTTTGTCTGTTATGGCAGACATCACTGATGTTGTTTTGCAGGTTGGACAAGAGTCATACTTGCGAGTTTACAACGATTCTGGGGCAGACATCGATGACGGTGATGTTGTCTATATTTCTGGTGCTGAGGCTGTTACTGGTCATCCTACTATTGAACTTGCACAGGCCGATACTTTTGCAACTTCATTAGTTGCTGGAGTTGCAACGTCTGACATTCTTGATGGCACAGAGGGACTTATTACAACTGAGGGTGTTGTTCGTGGGTTGAACACTTTAGCTTGGTCGGCTGGCGATGACATTTATCTTGATCCTTCCGTTGCTGGTGGGATGACAAACGTAGAACCATCCATTCCTGACTTTGTTGTGAAGATTGGTGTAGTTGGTTTGGACAGTGCAACTGATGGAACAGTAATTATCACTCATACAGGTGCGCTGGAGGTTGACACTCCTGTAGTGTTTACAAACTTCATTGAACAGAATACCAGAAACCTTGACGAGGCAATTCATGGTATTTTTGAGCAAATTGTAAACGGTTCTGCTCTTAACAATGGTGCACCTATCAACGTAACAAATGGACTTGGAAAACTGTTTTTCGTTTTCAATGCCGGTGCGGATTTTACTGGGTCAATCACAATTACTGGAACATCTGTAAATCGAAACACAGGAGTAGAAACTCCAGGCGATACAGATGTGCTGACTGTTTCCACTTTGACAACTGACAACTCGTCTAACGATGCAGAGGGAAATGTCAGACACGCATTTGTAAACGGTTTGATTTCTACCAAATGGTTCAAAGGTGCAGTTGCAATCACTACAGCGGATACAAACTTTACTGATGTAGATGTGTGGAATATTGCTTTTGAACAGGTGAACGATTCGGACAGATTAGAACTTACTACACTTGATGCAACCATGTTAGCCACAAACAATTCAGCATGGTTTTACGGTTACTTATATGTTGTGGAAGTTGGATCAAATCAACTTTGCGACATTAGTAGAGAAGTGTCACTTGAACTTCCTGTTGGTGAAACTGCTGCTAACTTGGCTTATCGCTTGCGTAAAGGAAATGTTGGGAAAACTCTTGATGGTTCAACAGATGGATTCTGGCTGGATGTACACTTTGGACCGAATGCTCAAACTTACTGGAGAAATGTAACTATAAAAGTTTGGTTCGATGTGGGAACGAATTTGAGGTAGCACTATGCCGTATCTAATAGTCAAACAAGGTAACAAACACTGTGTTTACAAAGAAAACTCTGATGGTGAAAAAACTGGGCCAACTTTGGGGTGTCATCCAACTGTTGGTGCTGCGAATAAGCAACTTGCAGCGTTAAACGCAAGTGTAACCGAGGGAATTATGGAAAATTTTATTCAGACTGATCACACTGAGCCACTTCCAGAAGTAGAAACTACAGTTGGTACAACCGCTGAGGAGTCATATCCTGCATACGATATGATGGACAAAGCGAATGTTCCTTGGGGTGCTACTTCGTTTGCTGATGTCGCTGCTGCTCGTGAAGCAACTCAAATGATGGAGAGGCTTGAAGGTCACACTTCCGTTTTCTATACTCTTTTCTGGCGTATCTGGCGTGACAGTGATGTTCCAATGAGTGAGAAAACTTCTGCCTGGAGAGCACTTGTTGATGACTTCTTTGACGCTTTCAATACAGAAATGGCTGTAGAAGCAAATGCTATGGCAGAGTTTGAGGAAATGGAATTCAACACTGGTTCCGTGATAAACATTAGCGAATCAGATAAATCAAACGCTGACAATCGCGCTCCTCTCAAGATGGACATTGTTGTGATTGAACCAGGATGGGGAAACCCGAAGGACAATCACTATTACCCCGCCGAAGTTCTAAGGCGTGATGCACATATCTTTGAGGGTGCAAAGATGTATGCTACAGATCACCGTCAAGAAGAGAAAAGCGTAAGAACCGAAGTTGCAAAAGTTGAAAAGATCATAAAGTTCTCAGAAACCGGCGCACCAATCGCTCGTGTGAAGGTTTGGAACCCAGATTTTGCAGAAGATATTCGGAACCGTGACAAAATGGGGGAACTCGATACTTTGAAATGTTCTATCCTTGCAATGGGTCGTGCTAAAAAAGGCAAGATCGATGACAGGGATGCTAACATTGTTGAGGCTATTTTGCCGTCAACACGTACAAACGTTGATTTCGTGACTAACGCTGGTGCAGGTGGTCATGCCTTGCAACTAGTCGAAATGGAAAAGGAGGTACATGAAATGGATGTACAAGAAGATGACAAGGTTGATGAAACCACCGAAAAAGAAGAACTTGAAGAAGTAATTCTGCACGAACAAGACGAATCAACCGAAGAGGAATCAACCGAGATGGATGAAACCGAAGTGGAAACATCTGAAACCGATGAATCAGAAGATGAAACGGTGGAAGAGGTTAGCAAAGATGAGCCGACTTTGTTGACAGAAGCAGAAGTTTCGGAAGTTTTGGATAGTTCAAAGCTAGACGAATTCACTAAATCTCGTTTAGCAAAGATTCAGTATACAACTGTTGCTGAATTGGAAAATGACATTAAAGCCGAAATTGATCACATCACAGCTTTGATTGGGTCTGGGCAACCTCGTGAACTAGGTGAAACTGGTTCCGCTGTCAAACAGTTATCTGAACAAGAGATAATTGAAGATCACAATAAACGCATGGATGCGATCATTCGGGGTTAGCATAGGAGGTTTTCTATGAGTGATGTATTTCAACTCGCTCCCTGGGAAGATACCAGTGGGCCTTTCGTCACCGTTGACGTTCACGAAAAGGACATTTGGCCTGTAGATGATAATTCAGGATCAGGCACAAAAGACTCCATTTTTGACGCAAACGGTGACTATGCCGGTGTTCATCCGGTGGTTGCAGTTGGTGGACGTACTGCTGCTGATGGTCGTCCGCTTAATGTTGTTGGTGTTGTGGTTAGTGCAATTCCTGGACTTACCACATCGCTAGGTCGTGTGATTCTCAACATCGCTGATGGGTTTGTGGTTCATCAGTGGGTTGCCAATGTTCTCACTTATGCTGCTGGAGTTCCAGCGACATTTGAACAAGCACCTATTGTTGGTCAGCCCGTTTACGTTGACGATTCGGACGATCTTGGAGAAGGTGTTACCCTGTCAATGTCACCATTGAACGATGCGGGTGTAAAAAATCCGCAAGCCGGTGTTCTCTGGTATTGTCAGGACGAGATGGCTGATAGCGGACAAGGTGGCCCCAACGAAACCTATACGTTTGACACATCTTTAGCTAACTCGTTGGTGCAACAAGAGTTTTGTGTCTTGTTATGTGCTCCAACTCGTGAACTGGCGTAGGAGGCTTAATTATGCGTAATATAATTTCTAAAATGAGCCGAATTCGTCAAGAACAATTGCGAACAATGGCACTTGCCAATCCTTCGATGTCCGAAAGTTACAACAAACGGATTTCAGAAGTTGACGCAATGTTCAAAGAGTTCAATTCAAACTTGAACTTTATCGGTCATCAGGGAAACACTGAACCTCTGCAAGAGGTTATGGTTTCTGCTGATTTCACTTTCGCTATTCAGGAATTTGTTCAGCGTCTTGCCCTCGATGGGTACAAGATGATGGACTTTGCTTGGGAACCCTTGGTAAAACCTGACACAGTTCCGAATTACCTTCCTGTTTATCGGTATCAACATCGTTCATCCTTGGATGATCTTGAGCTAGTTGGCGAGAAGGCACGTCCTCGTGCAGGGTCGAAAGACGATGCTACCAAACGCACGAATCAGGTTTGGCGATGGAAAAAGGAATTCGACTTTTCCCACGAGGCACTCATCAATGATGATCTTGGGTACTTCGCAGATCAAGCCACTCTAATGGGTGATGCTGCTCGACGCACTTTGGGTAAATACGTTTCCCGTTTTTACACCAATGCTACGAGTATTGCCCGTTTGGTTGGGTTGGGTGCGCTCTATTCTCAGAACGGACGGTTGACAACTGCTCGTGTTTCTGAGGCACGAATGGCCTTTGGTCAACGTGTGGATGCTCGTAACCAACCTATTGAAGTTGAGGCCATCTACTTGGTTTACCATCGTGGACTGCATGACACTGTGTTGACAATTCTCAATTCTCAACTCGTGCCAGAGTTAGCTACGAATGCTGAAAACGTGGTCAACTTCATCCCCATCAAAGACCCTTATATGGCTGGAACTGCACCGAACTTGCCTTGGTACATGTTTGCGAACTACAAGACAAGCAATGT